AATAGCAGGATTAAATTATTATATGTTTGGTGATTCTATGACTATAAAGAATCATCCTTTTTGGTTAAATGTACATGTTTATTCATGTACATTAATTCTTAATAGTTTGCCAAATAAATGGCGTGGAAAATATAATGAAGATACTGATATGTGTTTACAAGTTTTGGCAGATGGATGGTGTACTATTCTTTTCAATGCATTTTTAGTAGATAAAGTATGGACAATGGCAATGAAAGGTGGAAATACTGACGAACTTTATAAAGGTGATGGTCGATTAAAAATGGCTCGTAGTCTTGAGCGCGTTTGGCCATATGTTGTAAGTGTAATTCGTCGTTTTCAAAGACCACAACATCATATTAAAGATACATGGAGAAAATTTGATACTCCACTTAAACTTAAACCAGGAATTGATTTATCAAAAATGAAACCTAATGAATATGGAATGAAATTAGTAAAAGTAAAGGAAATTAAAAGTAAAGAACTTAAACAACTTTTAGATGAATATGGAAAAAAGAAATTGAAAGGAAAAAAGCGCAGGAAAAAGAGGAAATAATGAAAATAAAAAAACAAAAATTTTTTGGAAATATGACTCCCTGGGTATGGGTGTTAGAGCCAGTTCACGGATGTAATTTGAAATGTGGTCATTGTTGTGCTGAACTATTGGAACATAACAAATTCCATTATATGTCAGAATCGGCATGGACTAAGACGTGGGAGTTAATTAGAAAGATATCTCCGACATGTCGTATTGATATTTGTGGTATTGTTGGTGAGCCATCTTTGCACCCACATCTTCTAAAGTTTATAAAGATTGCAAGAGAAATTTCACCCCTTAGTCAAATTCAATTAACTACCAACGGAACAATGTTAAAAAATGGTAAATTAAAATTCAGAGATTTATTAGATAATGGGTTGAATATTGTTTATACAGATCAGTATGGAACTAAGGCACTATTTGAAAAATTAGCATACGAATCTGGATATTCACATTATCAGTATTACGATAAACCAGATGATGCCCCGAGTCCGTGGACTTATGTTGGTCCAGACTTAAAGATTATTGTTTTGCAAGATCCACCTGATACTTGGCCTGATTCCAGATATCGAGCAGGTTTGTTGGGAAATTGGTATGGTAATTTGGATTGGAAACGTGCGAAAAAATATAAAATGGCTCCACTTGAGAAGCCTTTAACACGAAGATGTAATCAGCCATTTCTTTTTGTAAATGTATCATCTGAAGGGAAATATCTTTTGTGTTGCCAAGATGGAATGCATATAACAAAAGATAAATTTGGCACGGTAAATGATGGTTTTGAGGGATTCGTTGAGTTCTGGTTTGGAAAGGAAATGCAAACAATCCGAAGGCGATTAAAAAATAAGGATCGAGCTTCTACAAAATATGCTTGTGCAAAATGTAATATTACTTTTTCAAGATGTGATTTTAATCATTGGACAAACGAACAAGTAGGGCAGTATTACAAAAATGGAAAATGGCATAAGCTAAAATAAATTTAATTAATGCAAATGGAGGAAGCGTGGAAAAAAGAAGAGAAAAGCGAAAGCGCAGAAGGAAAAAGGCTGAGAGGGGCCGTTTTGGGCAGAAGAAGGAATTGATCTATGATGGCACGGTTACAAAGCTTAACAATGTCTGTACTACCGAGAAGCTTGAGGACGCCTGGAGAATGAACGAGGAGGACGCAGGAAGATGAATTATAGGCAGTGTGAGTTGGAAAAGGGAAACAAGAAAATGATTTCCTGGGTTCCAGAACGGTTTGCCATTTTGAACAAGTTTCTAAGGATAGGTGACGATGACGGGTGGAGAGTTGTGACAGTCCATGCAAGTGAGTCTGAGGATGTGGTGAAGTCGAGGGAACGTGACTACAAACGATGGGCCGAAGGACGAGGTTTGAGGAGGTAGTTATGAGTAACGAGTATACAGTTGCTAAGTGTTTTACGTGCATCGACACGAAGACTATCACAAGGAATGGTGTGTCTGTTCCGTGTCCTGACTGTAACGAAGGCAGGCTCGATGGTGAGACTGACCTGGATGTGATTGCAAAGAAGATCAAGCCTAAGTGGACTGTTCGGGATCTGGCAAATGCAATTGCGTTGCCTGAAGACATTGTTAAAAAGATGTCTACGAAAGAGCTGAGCACTGTCCTTGACACGTTAGGTGCGTCTGCTGAGGAAGCTTCCAACTCGATTCGGGTTTTGTCGTCTGCAATGAGCAGGTATGACTTGGATAATAAACCTGCTTTAATAGGTCACAAGGGAAAGGAATTTTACAACACAGGATTTCTTGGTATCCCCAGGTTGGAACCACCTGAAGATCCTGACGAGAAGGATTTTGTAAATGAAATTGCAGATGGGATGGGTGTTCCAAGAGAATATTTGAAGCCTGTTGTATATGCAAAAGAGGTGGCCAAAGAGATAGTATCAGGTCAACCAAGTGAGAAGTTAAAGCAAATTAGTAAAAGGCTTAAGGTCAAATGGACTGAAGCAGAAAATGATGTTTATACAAGGGAAATGGTCAAGAGATTAGAACAAGAACTTGTGCTGGCTGAATCACCAGAAGCAAAAGATAGGGCCAATAAGGCATTGGAAGCCTTCAATCGTTCAGTACTCAAGGATACTGAAGAATGATTTGTTTAACACTGTTAAATGGGATTGGGAGGCGGCATGAGAGGTGAGTGTTTATATATTGAGATTCAGGCTAGCATTAGGAAGCTGGAGGAGTTGAGGAATGAGTTTGAGGAGAACATTGATTTTGTAATGATGTCTGATGAGAAAAGAAAGGAAACTGTCATCAAGGAAGCTCGGTTGATGAACAAGGTTGTGAACAAGTTTATAGAGCTTGATGAGCTTATGCAGGAAGGAGATGATAGACCTAAGGTTTGGGGTGGAAGGAGTCTTATGTCTACTGTCAGAAATTGTTTTTCAGACAAATTAACAAAAGGAAAGACTATCTGTGAGATGACCACAGGATGGGATTCATGACAACGGCTAACGAAAAGAGGGACCAGGACTTCCTTTCCCTGTTCGGTGAGTTGTTCGATTACCTGACCGAGTTCTACCTGCGCTGGAAGAAGATGCAGGAGGGCCTGAAGGAGGACTGTAGCCTGGAGAAGTTCATATACGTCCTGGGGCTGACCATGCCTGGCTACATAAACGTCCTGAGCATGAGCAATGCCGATATAGACGTGACCAAGCTCATAAGGTTGTACGTGAAGGGCACTCTGGACTACTCGGAGAGTATAGTGGATGTTGACGGGCCACCAGAGGGGACCACCCTCCAATGATGTCAAAAGGAAAACAGGCTGGAGCAAACGATCTGCTTTGGAAGGCAGAGTACCTGATTACCATTCTTGAAGAAGGTCCTTGGTTCGTCAGGGATTTGGAGACAACTTTCAGAATGAACGGATTTCAGATGCACGTTCTTATTGACAATGCCAACCAGGTTCTGATGAGAAGCGACAGGGTTATCAAGTTGAGCGAGGGCAACAGGGGAAGTGTAGGCGTTTGTGGAATACGGCACATAAACGAGGAGTGAACGTGGTATGGAGGTGTACAATGGCAAGGTTGGCTAGTGAAATGCAGGATTGTCTGAACAAGTTGCTGCTGAAGAGGTATCAGAGTGCAATTGAGCGAGGGGTTGACGTTTACCTGGAGAACGATGATAATTTCAAAATGCTCGGTGTTCTCGTGAACAAGCTTATTCGAGAGGAAGATGAGATTGTTAAAGTTTTATCCGTGGGGATTGATTTTGACATATCAAAATCGATGACTGAGGTGGAGAGGACTGTCCATGTGAACAAGATAAAGCTGGCTTTCTTGCAGCGACAGACGGTTGCGCTTGAGAATATGGCCTCCATTATGCAGGAGTTGAAGGGGATGCCGTGATAGCCATCTTGAATAGGGTCAAGGAGCAAGTGGAGAAGAGGTCCAGCGTCTATAACCTGGAGGATATTAAGAAGCTTTTGTCGGTCGTTGACAAGGCGTCCGTCCTGTCAGCCAAGCTGGCTGCTATTACAGTGGATGAGGATTATCGTGCAGTCTTCGAGAAGGCATTTGCACATGGTCTGCGGTACAAGGGACCAAATTGGCACGACGAGCTTGAGGAAATGAAGGAAGCCTTAAAGAAGATGTGGGAGGTTGCTGAATGAAAAAGTTTGAGTATAAACGTTTCACTAATCCAATGGTTGAAGAGATAATACCATGGTTGAACAAGCTTGGTAATGCTGGTTGGAAAGTTGTTCATATTGGTGAAAATATGTTCAAGGAACGCATTGCTATTTGTTTGAGAGAATTACGTTTTGATGGCAGTTTTCCAAAGGAAGAAGATAACAAAGAAGAGACTTGTGAGAATTGTCCTGTCAATGAACAGTGTGGCCGTTGGCACAAGGATAGCCTGTACAAGACCATATGTCCTTCCCGTGAACAGGTGATACAACTTGAAAAGGTACTCAGACCTTTTGCAAAAATCTACAAGGACAATGCCGGGGAGTGGAGAAGTCAATTTGCAAATGGTAGTGGGTATGTTGTGTTTTCTAATAGAGCTGGTGAAATAGACATAGGGGAATTTCAAGCTGCCTATGAAGCCATGCTAAAGAAGGAGGACTAAATGAACCTTACGTTGAACGATGTAGCGGAAATAGTCGAGGAGATTGAGGAAGAAGCGTTGGTAGACGGTGAGACTCTGACACTGGCAATTGGTGGAGGGACCAATTGCCAGGGGATACATATCGAGGCGTCCATCTGGAATTCAGAAGAGGATGAGAGAATTTTCTACGAGGACAAGAACGAGTACGAGCCGTTGAAGGATCATATCGTGAGAAAGCTTGAGGAGCACGCCAATCATGTCCTCAATACCGTGAAGCGCATAAAGCTTGTGGACAGTATTCAACAGGAGGCCGAGACAGGTTTCAAGACGTTCATGGATGGGAACAAGTGGTGCGCTGTCCAAAAGGACTTCATAAATTTGCAAGAGTCTCTTGCAGGATATGGTGACACTGAGCAGGAGGCGAGGGACAATCTTGTAGATATGTTGAAGGAAGAGGTGTTGTAATGTCTATAAGACTCCGAAAGAATGATAGTGGTATATGGGTTGCACATTGTGCTGCTGAATTCAGGGCTAATCCTAATAATAAAGGAATGGAGACTGATGTATATCTCGATGATGTCCAGCATCATGCACTGACAGAAAAGTTCGAGGTGGATTTTAGAAGCATGGGGTTTCTAAAAGACGAAAAAGCAGAGGCACAAGTCCATAAATTGACAAGGGCGCTGTTTACTATAATTGAACTGCATATTGACGAAACCAAGGTAGGGCTAATACCCGCGTGTAATTGCAAGCCTTGTAAGATTGCACGCGAGGCCCTGTGGGAGACAAAGCCAGCCAAACAAAGTCAATGTAAAAAGGAGTAACATGCTATTTAAGCTCAAAAGTCCAGAGGAGTTGGAAAAGATCTCCGATGCTTACGATTATATGAAGGCGCATCCTGAGAAGTACAGCCCACTTAGTGACGAGGACCAGCCTTTCCATCATACGATATTGCCTGAGAAGACCTTGTTGAGGATGGTGCCTGAACAGGAGTGCTCCACGTTCCCAGAGGAGTGGGTCCCAAAGGAAATACAGTTGGTTCGTGTCCCGACGTTTATGACGTATTCTCTAGCAGGAAGCCACGAGGCAATGTACACGGAGAACGATGCCCATGGTGAGAGATTTCTTGAGAATGCAAGACAGGAGGTCGGGGTAGGTCCTGTCAAGTTCTTAAGACATCCACACTCTATCATGATGAGGAAGATATGGATAAGAGAATGGGAGTTCCGTAAACCAATCCTGGCAGATCATGACAGGTTCGAGGAAGTGATCAAAAATTGCTTTAACATTTTGTTAGGTCACAAGATGAAGATTGAAAAAGAAGTGGATCAACCTGTCAACATGTTCTTCCTGGGGTTCATGGAGTCTAGGAGGGTAAACCAGTTCGGATACCTTCCTAACGAGGTCATGATGGCTGCCAGGATGTCCACGTTTGCAATACCGGTATGAGGAGAACTAAAATGAATCCTTGTAAGATATGCGGCAAGGAGACATCGGGGTACGTTGATGGTGAGCAGGTGTGCTGGACTTGTTACCTGTGGGGATGGCGTTCAGAGGAAGACATACAAAAGGGAGTCTATCCACTTATTAGTGAGTTTGTATTGGAAGACTTGTTGGATGAACCGGCAGATTAGCTTAGGTCATACTGGGCCATGATAACTGGAGAGGTGCAAGAGGATGGGTAGGAAAAAAAGTAGAAATTAAAATGAGAATAATCAAGAAGAAAAAGGAGAGTGACAAATGAAAATGATTAAGGTGAGTGTTGAGTATGAGCCTGGTAAAAAGGACGATTGTGAAGAAAGAAAGACAAATAAAGAAAAAATAACCAAGGTGACCGTCGAGTACGAGCCTGGTAAGAAGGGTGACGCTGAGGGTAGTGGACAAAAGTTTCCAGACATTCCAGACATTTCTATAAGGCAACCACAGACTGAGTTAATTGTTGGTGATTGTTCATATTGTCCATTTTTTCAGGAAGTGGAAGAAGAAGAGATTATTGATGATAAAGTTTGTAGGAATGAATGTAGTCATCCTAATCATTCAGGTGGTAGAATGTTCAGACATAAAGATATTCCAGGTGGTTCTTTTCCTAAGTGGTGCCCAATCGCCACGAGTGGTATATTGGTGAAGCGGGACTATGAAGGTGTCACAAGATTGTAAAAGTTAGATTGAAGATAAATTAAATGTAGGTTAATGGTAGGTTAATGGTAGATTAAAGGTAGATTAAAATGGGCAGAAAAAAAAGTAAAAAGAAGATGAAGTATATGAATCCGATGGATGAGTATATATACTCCACTGACAAGATAACTATCCCAGAGCTTGCAAAAAAGTGGAAGGGCGTTAAAGGGTGCTCGCAGGTATCCCTAGTTAAGAGATGTGCCAAAGAGAAGTGGAAAAGCAAACGTGAGAAGTTCTGGAAGGATATACGCGACGACATGCAGAAGATGGCGGCGGAGCAGATAGCTGCTGACATGGCCGAGGGTGTGCTGGAGACAAACCGCAGGCACAGGCAGCAGGGTCAGATACTCCAGAACGTGGCGAACAAGATAATCAAACATTTTGTTGGCCTCCACAAGGACGACATGGGTAAAATAAAGGACATGAAGACCGGCGAGGCCCTGCGTGTAGCTATAAAGGGTGTGACTGACGGTGCTAACCTGGAGCGTAAGGCCCTGGGGCTGGCAGACACTATCCTGAAGGTGCAGTTCGTCAAGGAGATAGGGGCAGAGTTCGTGGACATCGTTACTAAGTACGTGAGTGACCCTGTGGTGCTTGAGAACATAGCGAGGGACATCGAGGCCCTGATAAACAAGGAGAGCGAGGACCTTGAGGAAATGATAGAGTCAAGCGGCGAAACTTTACATTAGATCAAATAAGTTGTATAACAACGGTATACAAATTGACATTGGTTGGAAGAGAAACCAGATTAATCCTTCGACCGATTGTGACGGTGGCCTTGAGCCTTACGCTGACCAATGTCATTTTGTTTAACGGTGTTAAACAGGAGGTAGGCAAATGCGAGAAATAGATATTAAATTGGCCAAAGAAGATATTTGGCCACCTTGGTATAAAAGATGGTGGCTGACAATAACCTTTAGACGCAGAAGGTATATAAAAAAGTTAAAGGCTGTCTGGACTGATTACAGCGAGTTTGACAATCATTTAGACGAGATGTATGCAAAGGCTGCTGCACAAGGGGATCGATTGGAGAACTTATCAAAGAAGAAGCGCCAGGAGGTTCGTGGTGTTGACATGTACAGATGCAATAAGTGCAAAAGGTCCGGCGCACCTTGGTCATGGATGCACGACACAGATAAAAACTTGGATGATTTTTCAAGCGATGAAATACCGGGAGTGTGTCCGTGTGGTGGTGTTATAGTTTTGATTGATGATTAGGAGGTAGGCAAAATGGCAGGGTTTGAAAGAAAGAAGTTGATCTTTGTTGTGTATGAGGAAAGGATGGATGGTCTTGTTGATCCTAAGCCGATATGGAAAGGTGATTTCAAGGCTACGTGGACAGATGGGGAAAGCGCACAAGAAGAACTTGAGGCGTTTGGGTTGGAGTATAAGGAGTCACTAGTGTCAATGTTCTTGACGGCACTGATGCGAGACATGCCTGTTGCCATGGTAAAGATGTCAATGAAAGCTTTTTATGAGGATGAGGAAGAACGGACACCGGAGTTGAGGGAGAAGTTATTGAGAGCTATAGAGCCTTTTATGGACGAGCACACAAAGGCACATTGCTTCAAGGACTATTCCCCAGACTTAACTGTTAGGTGATACGATGACAAGGAAGCTAGCTAAGAAGAAGCCCTATATGCCGGTGAAGGCCAAGTCAACTGAGTGGGGCACGCCTGATAGCATATTCGTTCCTTTGGACGAGGAGTTCCATTTCACGCTGGATGCAGCTGCGACACTTGAAAATGCTAAATGTAGGTTTTATTATAATAAGAGTCAGGATGGTTCTATTCAAGATTGGAGTGGTCAAACAGTTTGGCTTAATCCACCATATAATGTTCCAAGTTTGAGTGACTTTACTGATAAGGTAATTGAGGAGACTGACAGAGGTGTCACGACAGTTATGCTTGTACCTGTGAAGACTGACCAGTTGTGGTGGCACAAGCTATGGAGTTTGTATCTCGACTTTGGTAATATTGAGTACAGGTGGATAAAGGGCCGCGTCAAGTTCGTAGGGGCAGAACATTCGGCCCCATTCCCTAGCGTTATAATAATAGTGAGGGGGTTCTGATGAAATACATTATCCTGTTCAAGGGCAAGGAGAGATGCTTTTTCAGTGGCTTTTTTACAATATGTTTTGTAGACACCACATTAAACGACGGCATGTGTGGGTGGAGGCCAGAGTTCGCTAGACATCAAAGAAAAGTTCAGAAGTTTGATAACAAGGAATTGGCTTTAAAAGGGATTGAGGATATGCCGCTTGATATTGCTCCTATGTGCGAGGTACATGAGTATCCCTATGAGCACAAGTTCAAGCATGTCGGTTTGTTCACAGTTTCGTTTTGGAAGCACACTATAGACGATGGAATAAGCGTGATTGATCCTATGTTCTCATGTGCCGGTTGTTTCCAGGATGGTATGGGATATGTTGACCCCAAGCAGATCCGTGTTCCTGAGGGCTGGCATCTCTGCCGGGATGCTAAGGTCCGTTGTAAGGTGTGCAATGAGAAGTATGAGAGTGACTACTATAGGGACAAAGAGAAAAAGGGTTGGGCTGAAGATGCAAAAAAGAGGTCTGTAACATTTCTCAATTCGTTACGGAATCAAAGAGGAGGGTGAGTGATGGACGAGAAAGAGAAGAGTGAGATGTTTTGAATAAATCAGGAAGACTTGGTGATGCAAAGCTTGTCGAGACTAGTGTTTTTATACCTGGAACGAATATAATTTGTGATGAGGAGGAATAATGGTATCACCTACATATCCAATGTATTTGACACTGAAAGAGTGGAAGTTATTGCTTTCTTCGATGTCTGTTCTTATGCACATGGAGAATGTGCACATGGATGGCAAGTCTACCATTGAATCTATAGCTAAAGAAGGGGAACAGATTAGAAAACTTAAAAAGGAAATCAAAGAGAGTATTGTAGCATGGGAGAGGGGTGAGTAATGGGTAAGAGTGAAATAAAAAAGCGTTATCAAGAAATAGGATTATCGATTGTTAGGGAAAGCAATTGGCAGATTATCTTGGTAACTGCTCTGCTGGTTGGCATGATACTGTGTTCCTTTCTATTCGACTGTGGGGTGAGATGATGGGTAAAGTTACAATTGATGATGTTGTTTTCGTTAGGCCGACTGATGATGGTTTTAAGAAGAGGGGTATGGCGTTCATTGAGAGGCTCAGGCAAATCAACAAGAATTATGGCACCTACGACGAGAAGCGCGAAAGGATGTACAAGCAGTTCGAGAAGGCCACAAAGGGTGAGGACGTTGAGTTGACTTTCGAGGAGGATGAGGAGGAGTAAATGAAAAGACTGTTATTGATACTGTGGATTGTTCTACAGGGTTGTGGAGCAGGAGACAAAACGGAAGGCAATGACTTTGACCTGTTCACTGAGTACTACGCTGAGTGTATTCGATACTGTGAGGCAGACATTGAGTGGTTGGACGCTTGCGGGTACACTCCATACGACGTCGAGGACTGTGTGAGGCAGGCCTGGGACGATGGATGTGGTAATTGGTGGTGTGTTGAGAGGATCGTGTGGATTGATGGGATAAACTATGCCACCGAGATAGCCGCTGGCAACAGGGAGCAGATGTGTACAAGCTATGACAGCAGGACAGGCATGAAGCTCCCACAGACTGAGTTATATTGTCATTGAGGTGAGTGATGGCTAAACCACTTTTCAGAAAGGTTCCACATTTCAAACGTACAATGAAACAACGTAAGCATAAAGCGTTCTCCGTAATATTCGAAGGTATAGATTGTACGAATGACGAACTTTACGAGATACAGATGGCTTTGTTGAGCGCACAGACAGAACGTATAAACGAGCAATATCGTAAAGATTTGAAAGCCGGAAAAATTTTTGATGATTTGGACAGGCCACATTATGGGTAGGAAGAAATGTTCGGCAGAAAAAACAAAACAAAGATAGTCTTGTCCAAGGGTGACTCGGCCATAGTGGTCCGTGCTAATAAGGGTATAGAGTTACATGTTGACAAGCCTGAGAGCGAGGAGGATGACCTTAGCTACTCTAGCAATATGATTGCAGTGCTTGGAATGGCCGTTGCAGACCAGAAGGCGATGGACCTGCTGAACGGCAGGTTCGATGAGCTACTCATGAGCAAGACTGTCGAGGAAAGGCTTAGTCAGAAGGCAATAGATGAGGAAGAGTTGGATGAACATTCAGATGATGTACATGATTTCAAAAAGATGTATTGAAAGGAGATTGTCATGAAATTGAAATGGGAACAAGACTCAATAGATAATCCTGACCTGCACCATCTGATGGAGGAGTACCCAGAGGCAACTGTCCCGGACTTTGATCCAGGTTGGGCACCTGTTGGCAGGGTGGAGCCAGGCAGACCGTCTAGGATATTCGGACAGTTCTGGTATGCCGTGCTCTATGGTTCACCTTCCACGACAGGTCATTTTTTCGACAACGAGAAGCTCAATAGTAAGGGTTTTGACGATGCCAGGGAATGGCTTGAGGAAAAGTATAACGAGGCTGAAGAAAGAGGAGAATATGACCACTCTCCTGTGAACCGTTCGTCGAAGGAAGATTGATTAGTTTAACAGTGTTAAAGTAATCTTAGAAACCAGTCCCCCCGACAGAGTAGCGATGATACACATCGTGAAATGTTGAAGCAGGTGTCGTACCTTCACAGGGTGGTGGGACAGCAGATCAGATGAGTGTCTTTCATGAGGGACACTCGAAGGAAATCCTATAGGTGTGATCTGTTCCTGTGTAAATGCGGCCATAGTGATAGCCAGTTGTTCATCGTTGAGAGTGTTGTGTGGCAAGAAAACTAGCAACAAAGAAGTTAGATTCAAAGTCAAGACGGACCTGCCTCAGTTCAGTGTCCAACAAGATACGCTCGCATGTTAGTATCCTTCGTGAGCGTCGGTCTACAGAGGAAGACGAAGAGAGATCGGAACAACTTCGCAGGGAACTTTCCAAGCGCGACCGCGTGCCCTTAAAGCCAGCAGAGTGGATAGAGAACGAGTATTTCTGTGGACCCCTCGCCCGAGATATGTTCGACGTGCTCAAGGAAGAGTTTATCGATATATATGAGCGGAACATATTCGAAGTTGTCATGGGTGGTAGTATAGGTTGGGGAAAAACTACTATGTCCACTGCTCTCCAGCTTTACAGTTTGTACCTTCTCACCTGCTATGGTATCCCACAGTTTGCGTTCAAGAGGATGATGGAGACAGCGCAGATTCTCTACATGAACCTGAATGTCAAGAAGGAGAAGGCTTTCAACTCCTACTTCAAGGACATTGACAAACTCATAAAGGCCACCCCGTATTTCCAGAAGGATTTTGCCCCACAGAAGGGTCTTGTTCATGAGATTCGCTTTCCGCAGAAGGGCATAATTTCGAAGTACAGTGGTGCGACAAAAACCGCAGCAGAGTCCGAGCATCTAATCTTCCTAGTCCTCGACGAAGTGAACCTCTACGACAAGGTAAAAAAGAGTAGGCGCTCCACAAGGGGCGACGAGGAGTATGACGCCGCCGAGGTCGTATACACCTCGGGCAGACGTAGGATGCAAAGTAGGTTCATGGCCCCGGATGGCTCCATGCCTTTACCGGCAAAACTTATCACATTGTGTAAGGAAACATACAAGAAAAGTTTTATACGCAACCGCATGAAGGAGGTTAGGAAGCTAGGGCTTGAGGCCAAGAACAAAGTTAAGATAATGGAGTACACGGAGTGGGACACCAGGCCACCGGGCACGTATGAGAAGAAGTACTTTTGGGTCAGGACAGGCAATCGCACCGAGAGTCCACGCATCATCTTGACGAAGAAGACTGCTGATATTGAATTAAAGGCTCTTGAGAAGCTGAGAAAGGTTCCAGGAGTGAATGAGGACGAGCTGTACGATGTCAAACGATGTCCGTTGGCTGGAGGGGAGTTCCTAGACTCTGCTCGTAAAAATCTGCCGGACTTCATACGCGACACTTTAGGATTGCCGACGGAGGCGCTTACCATGTTCATGGAGAGAAGAGAACCGATTTTCGAAGCTGTCAGGGAACCTAATCAAGCGTGCCGCGATCACACTAGGATAGACTTTCGCTCCGAGGTCTGCGAGCATCCGTTCAGCGAGATAAACACTAATTTCTACGATGGTGTTTTCCTGAAGGCTGATATGCTCTGCGATGACGTTGCCGTGATGGACGACGACGGGAAGCCACTGAAGGACGACGAGGGCAAGATCATGTACCACAAGCGCCCGATGATTAATCCGTCTGCTAGGAGGTTCGCGCACATCGACACAGGTCTGACGAATGACCCTTGTGGGATAGCGGTTGGGCATATGGCGGGATGGCGGGAGGTAGTCAGGATGATTGAGGGTGGCGCTGTCGTGACGGAGCGTGCGCCGTTCATTTGGTACGATCTCCTATTGCAGGTAGTTCCTCCGCCTGGTGGTGAGATACCTTTTGCTGGTATTCGTGGCCTACTGTACTCTCTCAAGAAGTTTGGGTTCAACTTTAAACTGGTCAGTTTGGACAGTTACCAGTCGAGGGACTTCATTCAGATAATGGAGCGCAAGAAGTTCCGCTGTGCTCTTGTCAGCATAGACGAGACTACTACACCTTACGACCGGCTCAAGGCCGCTTACATGGAGGGACGTATCAGTGCATATGCCTACGAGCCTGTGGAGGTTGAGTTGGTCGAGCTTGAGAGAATGTACACAGGAGAGATAAGGGGAGGGAGGGCAATAGAAAAAGTGGACCACCCCCCTCATGGGACAAAGGATATTGCAGATGCGATGGCAGGGGTGGCAGACGCGATTGAGAATTATGCGGCCACGATGACGACAACGATTATACCGGAGAAGGCAAGAGAAAGGATCAAGCCTAGACACGAGAGGGAGTATGAGAAGGCTGAAATGTTTCACAGCGGGGATTGGGAGTCGTTGGAAGAATATATGCGTAAGGAGGAAGAGAGATGATCAGACTAAAAATACTTTCATTCACGTTGGCGGTTCTGTCGATGCTCATGTGTGCATACGTTGTCCATGTGAAGGCCATGTTGGACGGTGAGCGAATTGTCAGAGTGACGCTGAACGAGAACATGGAGTTGAAGGAGAGGTTAATACGGTTGCTTGAGCTGCACCAGGCCAAGACGACGGAGCTTTTCCATATTAAGGTAAGGTTGGGGGAGGCATACCGTTCGACACTCTATAACTTGGTGGATGACCTTGGTTTGGACAGCAGGCCCAATGCAGCCACTATCATGCTCAGGAGGTTCGAGGGAGTAGGTGGGCCAGGAGGCTAGACACACGGTTGACGTGTGTACAGTAGGTAAGCGATAAGGTCCTTGCCTACCGTATCGCCTCCTGTTTTCGTTTTGGCGTCGTTCACTGTTTGGAAATATTTCGGTGGACGACGCCACTATTTTACAAGGAGAGTTAGGATGGACAGGGCAAGAGAGCAGATGGAATATAAGACGGTTACGAAGTTGTCAGATGAGAGTGAAAGTGATTTGTTCAATCGAATGGAAAAAGATGGTTGGAGATTGCATATTGTAATTGATACTGCACCACAGAAATATACTTTCAGCAGACCGGACAGAACAAAGGCAAGAGTTCTAACAGAAGCATAAACAGGAACAGGAGAAAGAAAATGGAAGATAAAGGCAAATCAGAAGAAGGTGAAGTGTTTACAGAGAATACAATTGAAATTGCAAAGAAGTTGGATGAGTTAAACAAAAAGAATCAGGAGCAAGAAGGTAAAGTTGTAAAACGGAGTTATACAGATGAAGAAACTGAAGAAAAAGTAAAAGAGAGCAAAGAGAGCAAAGAGAGCATTGACATTTTGAAAGAAGCTTTCGAGAAGAATGACGGCACTGTTAAACCCATTCTTGAAACAATCAAAAATGACCTTGAAAAGTTAACCGATGAAGAGTTCGACTTCATACAGAAGCAATACGGCTTTGCCCTGAACAACAATGCGTGTCCTTGTGGTGCTCGCTGTGTAAACTTCGTTGACTGTTGCAAGCCAACCTGGACGGAGATTCGCAGGAATTACGTTAGGGAATCCAAGCGTCAGATCAAACAGGTTAAACAGGTCAAGAAAAACATTGATGAGGCCATGGAGACAAGATGGATTGTCACCATAGGCGTCCAGAGAAACGGTGACATAGCTTTCGAGGAGCCGAACAAGGACAAGAAGAACCCTATTGACCTGCGTGACATAGTTGATGTTCTGCGTCGGGCGACATTCCAGATGGAGACAGCACTCACTCTCAGGATGGTAAAGAAGCAGACTGAGACACAGATCGCTGAGGCTGCAATGAACGCGGGTAGGAAGAACAAGAGCAACATAATCATCTAATCGGAGGTGTTGTGGTGAGGAAGTCCAAGAGACAGCGAAAGCGAGCAGCATTAGAGATCGTAAAGGACAAATACCCGGTAGCCCTGTTCGAGAACGATGATGGTAATGTCGAGCACCGTGCCATGGTCCCGATGACTGAGGCTGTTACCTTGGCAGACGACGCCAGGAAATTTGGACTGATAGCTCGCGTCAGTGCTGCTGTGCGCGGTTGGTTCCGTCCCAGGACTTCCGCTGCTGATGATGTGGGTACGACCGACCTGGGAAGCACAGCCTCAGCTATCACTGTAGGAAATGGTTTCTTCACGTCCAACATGCACAAGTTTTCCAAGGAGGAGAATACCCGCAAGGCGAAGTACACTGACTACATGAAGATAGACGAGGAGTGTACCGAGCTTACTCGCGCATTATCAGTCACTGTGTCTAACGTGTTCACGGCTAAGGATGGTGATGAGGGTTCTTACAAGATAAAGAGCCAGGATGAGCGGGTAGTTAAGATCATAGAGGATGTTGACCAGCGTACTGAAATGCAGACAGAGCTTCCCGGTGTCTGCCGCAGTATGTTGAGGTTGGGTGACGATTTCGAGGAGATAGTTGTTGACCAGGCGCTGTCAGTCATTCGCATAAAATGGCTCAATCAGAAGTACATGTACCGCAGGGAGGATGAGTTTGGAAGGCTACAGGAGAAGGGAGCCTTTGAGATGCGTTCCGAGGACGACCACCAGATCGCGAGCTTTGAGCCGTGGCAGGTCGTCCACCTGAGGTACGATCACCAGCGAGGCGATCTTTATGGTCGCTCGTTTTTTTTCGCGGCCAGGAAGTCATGGCGTTTGTTACAGATGATGGAAGACGGTGTGGTGATGGGTCGGCTGGTTCGTTCAGTTGACAGGCTGGTTTACTACATACCCGCCGAGGAGGGGGCAGACGAAGTTGAAGCTAACAGGGTTCTGACGAAGGCCAAGAACGCCTTGAAGCGTAAGAGTTCTGTTGACCCGACCACGGGAAAGCTGGACACTACCAAGTCTGTCATGGCCGACGATGAGGACATTTTTGTCATTACTAGCAAGGACAATCCTGCAAAGGTAGAGAGGCTTCCTGCTTCCAACGTTACAGGCAACTTGAGTGACGTCGAGTATTTCCAAAACAAGATGTGTATGTCAACACCTGTTCCTAAAAGTTACTTAGGTCTTGAGCGTGATGTGAATTGTTTATCTTTGAGGACGAAGATACCTTGTCTCGATGGGAAGACAAGAACATTGGGTGACATAATAAACGAGTACAACAGGACAGGTAAATTGCCTTATGTGTATTCGTGGGACAAAGAGACAAACAAGATTGTTCCAGGTGAGGTTACTTGGGCAGGTGTCACGAGGAGAAACGCTAGGGTTGTCGAGGTCGAGCTTGACGACGGGTCAAAATGTGAATGTACACCTGAGCATCTATGGTTTGACATAGATGGGAATGAGGTCAGGGCAGACGATTTGACAAGTGGCATGCAGCTTCTTCCGTTGAGGAGAAAAGTACTAACATCAAAAAGCTACAACGGCTACGAGAGATTATACGATCCTAGGGGTGGCACGTGCCTGACGCACATCAGAGTTGCTGAGAGTATTTATCAACGGGAACTAAAGTCGTTGGTCAGACCAAATGTGCATCACAGTGATAGAGACAAGCGAAACAACGATCCCAGGAACCTTGACCCGTGTGAGTACGAGGAGCACATGCGTAAACATGAGGTTGATAGGTTCATAACTCTGTCCGATTTTCGCAAGGGAAATGATGTTTGGAACAAGGGATTGACAAAGGATAGCAAAGATCCCATGGCTTCGAGGCTTAGGCAAACTACGTATCTGCATAAGCTTTGTCTTGTATGTGGAAAGGCATTCATTGTTCCATTGTCCAAGAAAAAGAAGTTGGTTTGTTCAACTGTATGTGCTGGTGTTCGAAGTGGGGAGGCCAGGGACAAGTCTGTATGGATTGATTGCTTGAATTGTGGTGTGAAGGTTCGCGTAGTGGGATCACGCATAGGCAGGACAAAGTTTTGTTCAAAGGAGTGTAAACGCGAACATTATAAGAACGAGAAGAACAGAGAAATGCGATTCTGTGAGTTTTGTGGAACTGATTTCCTGGTCATACATTCTAGCAAGAGAAGGTTCTGTTGCAAGAAATGTTCCAATACGTACTCCAATAAGTTGAGGGCAGGACTTGTTCCCGTGCCTAACCATCGTGTTAAGGCGATCAGATTAATAAAGAATAGAAGGGTTGACACTGGTGACATAACTGTCAAACGTGTCAGCAATTTCTTTATTGCAGACGCTTCGAACGGTGGTGTCCTTGTACACAATTCTAAAGCGACCTTAAGTTGGCAGGACATCGAGTTTGCTAGGCAGCTCAGACACATTGTGAAGATAATGGCATGGTTCCAGCGGCAAGTGTATGACCTCCAGCTTCAGCTTGTTGGTATTGTTCCTAGCAAAGAGCTTTATCAGATTGAGTATCCCCCAATTAGCTTTGTTGACGAAGAGTTGCGAATGACCATCGAGACATTGAAGTGGAACATAGCGGTCATTGCAAAGGGCATGAATATTCCACTCGAATGGATACTTCAGCACATTGTTGGTTTGTCCGAGGAGGACACACAAGACCTGGTGGTTACCATTGAGCCGGAAGTCCCGCAGCAAGGTGCTCCCCCGCAGCAGGTTCCTAATCCGAACGATGCGATAAACGTCAGGAAGGCTGTTGTAAAGGACGCCAAGCTCGCGGCTAGCATACGTGAGTTGAAGGATATGATCCATGCCATACAGGAAGACCGGCTGAATGTTGCCGTGAGGTTCTAATGAAACTATTTTTCATGCGAGCGTGGGGGTTCGTGATGTTCCGCTTGCGACTCTACTATCTGTGGAGTCGCATCTACCAATGGCTACGCGAGCGCAAATACAACCACACTGTGTTGCCTTCGCTCCCGAATCTGGACGCCTTGACAAACGTGTTAGGGGGCATGCATTGGAGGAAGGACACCTACATCCAGCTATGGGACGCGATGAGTACAGCCAAGGCTGTCTACGCTAGGCACATGAACAGCAAGGACGCAGGTGACTGTGAGGACATTTCCAATTTTGCGGCCGACAGGATCGAGAACATGAAGTCTCGCGACCTTTTGCCGCAGGTAGATGAGGTCGGCCTCTTGTCGGTCATTTGGATCGATAGCATGGGCAATGCTGGTGGGCATACTGTTTGCATTCTGTCATACAAGCAGATAACCAACATGGACAATGGGATAATCGAAAAGACTCGTTGGGCACATGTGTCCAATTGGTATGATGGTGAGTTTCAGAAGGATTTGATGTCGGTAAAGGAAATAGTTAGGTCTGTCATGTTGACGGGTGGTGGGGGTCGGGCGGCCTGCACGGCGTGGTCCTTTGTCAGGCAGAATTTGAAAGCTGTGGTTTATGGAAGCGGGAGGGGAATGTGATTCTCACTTGTGAAGAGTGTTTTCTTCAAAGGAAGTGTAAGTTCTTTGGGGTAAGTCCGATGGAATTGGATAATGGTGAAACTGTCACATGTGTCTTGGAGGTTGAAAGTGACAAAAGGGTTCTTGTGAACATACCAACATCATTTGAAGTAGATACAAAAACAGGCAACATCAAAACTGTGATATGTCAGGCTGTCACATTTAGGAAACGATGGTGGAACAGATTGCGGAAATAGTCAGTCGGACATGGCTTGAGCAACTGTCCGACGTTGATCTGGCTGGCCTTTTGCATTGCGCTGATGAAGCGTTGATTGATGCGGAGGATTGCTACGGTGCCGTCATAGAGGAGGCAACACTCCCTAGTGGTATGGGTAAGCTCCGACAGGCACATTACAGGAAGTTCAACTCGCTCACCAAGCAGCTTGAGGATGGTGAGATAAATATAAAGGTGTTCAACAGGAAGTCGCAGGACCTGATAACAACCAATTTCAACAAGGCATACTCCCTGGGAAAGAAGAATTTAGATGATGGTGATCTGGAGTATCTGAGGCGGGCGTCTGAAGAGGAGATGAAGTACGCCAGGCAGTTCGGCAAGGACATAAAGAGCGGCAACATGAAAATGCCAAGGGCTACCCGTGCGGCGATGTATGGGCAGACTCTCAACGGGATTACTTGGCACGCAAAGGTCGAGGAGCAGCCGGACGATGTTCGGATAGATTGGGTGTTGGGAGCAGGCGAGCACTGTGATGATTGTATAATTCTTGCGGCCAATTCTCCGTACACCAAATGGAATCTACCGACATCTCCGAGGGCAGGGGCTACTAGATGTTTGACACATTGCAAGTGCAAGCTCAGGTTCACGACTGGTAAGCTTACCAAGAGGGAGAGAAAGGACGCCAAGGAGTTTACGGTGCATAAGGAGGAGAGCTTATCCGACATGCTGTCTTCTGGTAAGCCTCCCGGTGATTTGAAGTTTGCCGACGAGGACCAGCAGAAGCACATAGACAATCTCAGGAACAAGATGAATTTCCAGCGTAGGCGAATAGCCAGTGGGAAGTTGAATGAGAAGCAATTGAAGAAGGCCATGAAGCTCCGCAGGGGTTACAACATGGAGCTGATAGAGTTCTCTGACTCGAACAAGATATGGGATGTGCCGCTGTTGAGTGTGGATGACATTCTTGACGAGCGGCACATAGGTCGCAAGGCGATCAAGGACATCATGCGGCACGGTCTGGACGGGAAGAGTCTGGATAAGGTCGGCAAGAAGAAGCTGGCGTCATTGCTGAATCATTATGAGAAGGCTATTGGCGAAACACTTTCTGAGGACGTGATCGTGGATGCTGTAAAGGAGAAGGTAAAACACTGATGGCAGAGCTTACATATAATTACATTGGGGAGAACGTCGAGGCAACTGGCATGATACTCGGGTATGCTGCGAAGGCTGTTAGGGGTTCTGCTGTACGGGTGGCCCCGTTCAGCGACGAGTATTTGACGCGGGTAGGGGTATGGTTGCAGGGAGAACAAGTTGAGGTGACAAAGGTCGTTGCAAAGCTGAACAAGGAATTAAAGGACAAGAATATAGAGTTCCATTTCATGCCGTGGACGCCAGCGGCGCAGAGAGGATAGGACAATGGGTTACGGAGATAGAAAGACATTGAAGCTGACGAAGAAGGAGCAGAAGGATTACTTGGACGCTAAGATTCGTAGGAGTGCCCGATGGGATTTGTCGGACGTATTCAAGTCGGGTGATGGCACGAGCCTGATGGGTAGTACGGTAGTTGACGACAAGACTCTCAAGCAGATTTCACAGACTGTTTATGACAGCATTGTATCTAGTTACGACTACGACGAGAGGCTGCTTGCTGCTACCCGTTCGGTCAAGTTCAAGGTCAGTTACGTCCAGTCCGTCCTGAAAAAGGGCCTGGACAGCGGGACGATCAAGATCGAGAGCGTCATAATGGACGGCAAGGTGAAGTTGGCGATCACGGAGAACATGAATGGCAAACGCTTCAGAAAAGTTAGCTAACAACATAAAGACATCCGTTTTTGCTAGCCAGGCTAACCTTGTCCATAAGCTAAAGGGGAAGTACGTTGAGCGCGATGGAACGACTTTTCTTGTGGTTAGTGTCGATTGGCGTAAGGGTCGCATCATCGTTAGTGACACCAAGACACCGGTCAAGCAGACGACGTACCTCAGCATTAGATCGTTTCTTTCGAAGGCCGTGGAGATAATCGAGGAGTGAGTTTGTTTAACGGTGTTAAAGAGGTGAGTTGATGACAACTACAAGTGGTGACATAGCTGCTAAGGAAGGCAAGGGAAGGTTCCCGCTAATCAGGAAGCGGTGGCCGCACTTGATTCCGAAGATTCACGAGACAGTCATTGCCTTCATGGGTACGTGGAAGATAGGCCAGAAGAAGAGAAAGAAAAAGAAAAAGAAGCATGGGATATCCAAAGCCAAATAAAACTGCTGTCTGTCGCATCTTCGGGCCGCGTATAAACAGGCATGGGATGAACGTGTACAGTGTCTATGATGCCAGGACGATGGAGAAAATTTGTCCTGACCTAATGTCCTTCGATGAGGCGACGCAGAGAGCAGATGATTACATACATGGGCGGTCCAGGATGTGGTTCAAGGGAATACCATTTAAAAGGATTCCTGTGGACAGTGAAGAGGCTAGACGGACGGTTGACGAGGGTACAATACATAGAGGAGAAAAGTCATGACAATTAAAGAGGGATGCAAGACGCCGGGAATGAAGATTCGCTCGAAGGGCAAGGGTCGAGGGTTGGCAATCGGGAAGGGCAAGGGGCCGCTGAACAAGAAGAAGAAGTTTTTTTTCAAAAAGAAGGGTGAGAAGAATTCCATGGAAGATGTTGTAAAGGAAGCGGTCAATGAAGCTTGTGCTGCTTACAAGAAATCAAAAGTGAAAAAGAAAAAATAACAATGTCACTCCAGTTCTTACCACTCGAAGCAATACAAGAGTTCGGCATACCTGCCGAGCTTGATGAGATAGCACTTACTAAAAGACAGTGCAAGGCGTTTGCTTCGATAGTTGACAAGCTCATGGAAGAAGCTGGACATCCAAAAGAGTTTGCATTGACCAAGGCAGCTAGGGTTTTCAGGCTCATGTACGAGCAGCATAATGGGAAGTGGAAGGCATTGCAGAAAATAAAGTTGACAGGGCATGGTGATGTTGTGGTGCGGAACAAGTTCTACAAAGCAGAGCACCGGGAGCAGGTGGTGCAGAAGGTGAAGGAAGCCATGAAGGGTGAACGGGGAATAGTCGAGACGATCATGGAGGCCGGGAGGCGCAACAGCGGGAAGGACAAGGAGGCTGTCAAGACTGCGTTATCGTCCCTAATCACGGTTCTGAACCCTACTGACCAGGAGGAGATCCTGAAGGCCATACGAAAGAAGCTTGGTGGTGGGAAGATCAAACTCAAAGGAGCAAAGAAATGAAACCGAAATGGCTAATGGAACGGATAATGACGACGCTGCAAGAGGTTGCCAATAAGGACCTCCCGAACGGTGTCATCATGCAGATAAAAGGGAAGTTTGGTCATGCTGGAAGGATAACGGAGAACGGTAGGTTGTATCCACTATCCGTCATGAAACGGGAGATTCAAAATATCCAAGCAAAGTTGCAAGAGAAGGCTGTTATTGGAGAAGCTGACCACCCCGGTCCCACCCAGGGTGGTCCTACTGTTCGTCAGAGCGCATTCATTATCACTGGACTTGGTATGAATGATAACGGCGAGATAATGGGCGAGGCAGATGTTGTAGACACTCAAGCCGGAAAGGACTTGGCAGCACTCATTAGGGCAGGAGCGCAGGTCGGAATGAGTTCGCGTTCGAAGGGGACTTCGAAGACGAACCGGATGACTAGCTCACACCCAGACTATGAGCGCAACCAGGATTGGGAAGGCAAGGAGTTCGAGGAGGTCAATGATGATTTAGGCCTCAAATCGTTCGACTCTGTTATTGGCCAAGCAGTTACCGATGCTTACATTGGTGACTATAACGAAGATCAACAAGATGAGGAGGAAGAGATGGATTGGGAAAAATTGAAGAAGTTGCTCGCAGAGAGTGAGGAGCTTCGTAAAAATGTAACCTCGTTCGTCTTCGATAGCGATGAGGGAAAGGCCAAGATTGCCGAGGCAGTCGAGGCCAATTCCAAAGAGCTGAAAGAGCAGTTCGACAAGGAAGTTAAGGAGATTGTCAAGGAGTACATGGCATCCGACGAGTTTGCCGAGCAGTTCGAGATCGAAGAGGACGTTGAAGGCGAAGATGACAACAAGCAGAATTTCGAGGAAGCAAAATGTGCCGGTTGCGACGCGATGATTCCGAAGGGTTCTAAGTACTGTCCGGCTTGTGGTGTGCAAGTAGTGGCACCCAAGAAGGAGAGCACCGACGACGACAAGGCTCTCAAAGCCCTGGAGGACCGCATCAACAAGCTAGAGAGCGAGAACAAGGCCAAGACCGAGAAGATCGACAAGATGGAGAAGGATGTCGAGGACCGTGATAACGAGGTTGCGGTCGAAGCAATTGTTTCCGAGGCCCTCGAAGCCAAGCCACATATGCTGGTCGAGGCGGTGAGGTCGGACCTGGAAGGCCGTGAGCTTTCCACCGAGAACGCCAAGGAGCTGGTCGAGGCCCGCATTAAGTTCTTCACGGACTTCAACGAGAAGACTGGTGGCACGCTTTCCAAAGTGTCGGGCGACGGCAAGTCATTGCCTAACGACCCCGACGACAAAACCAAAAACGAGTCCAAAGATAAAACTTTGGATGTCCAGATTTTAGACCAACTGGATTAACAAGCTCCGAGCTAGGAGAATATCGAGATGAGAATTTTTCAAGAGCAGATCGAGAGCTTGCAGAAGGCTGGATACGACCCGAGCGACGCACCTTGGTTGTTTGAGAATGAGGTGCGGTCGTCAAGGTGGTCCAAGTACTTCACCGAGCAGAACGATCTTAAGGAAGACAAGCGGCTGAAGGGTTTTGACATTTCCGATGACGAGTACGAGATGCTCCGTCGGCAGACCGAGTGTCTGCTGGACAACGTCATAGCCGAGGCCAACGCCAAGAAGCGGAACATCCTGGCGGAAACCACAACCACATCAGAGATCGAGACATTCACCACATGGGCGCTCCCGTTGATTCGGAAAATTTGGCCGAGGCTTTTTGCCAACCAGATGGTAAGTGTCCAGCCCATGAAGGGACCGACCGGCAAGGCATTCACGTTGGACTTCGTGTACGGAACCGCAGGTGGTGCATATGCATCGGGAACCAGCATCTATGGAAACCCCGATTACAATTACGCCAATGACCCCGGTGAGGGTGTAGAGCCGAAGGAAGTCAACCTGAAAATCACCGGCACCACGCTGACAGCAGTCGCCAAGAAGTTAAAGGCACTGTGGAACATCGAGGCTCAGCAGGATCTTTCTAGCCAGCATGCCCTGAACCTCCAGAGTGAAGTCATCAAGATGTTGGGTATGGAGCTGGAACGAGAGATCAACCGGACCCTTATCCTGGGTGTCTACAATGCGGCCACTACGAACACTACATGGACTGCCACGCAGCCTGCATCCCCAGACCCCTGGGCGAACGCTACTCCGAGACAGTACAGGGAGAGCCTGTTCGACGCGATCAATGACGCCAACAAGCAGATATTTGACCGTGTGTACGTCAACGCGAACTTCATTCTGGCTGGTAGTGGGTTTGCCAATCGGTTGCGGAAGATCAACGGGTTCCGCCAGATTGACACGTCACCTGGCGAGGCGCGAATCGCTTCCGGCCCGAACCTGTTCGGCGTGCTGAAGGACCAGTACAAGGTGTACATTGATCCGTTCTTCAGCTCTGACCAGGCAATCATCGGGCACAAGAGCAATAACTGGATGTACACGGGCTACGTGTATGCTCCTTACATCCCACTGTGGAGTACTCCGGTCATCTGGAATACCAAGATGCAACCGGCCAAGGGCATCATGACGCGGTACGCGACGTTCGCAAAGAATGGGGACTTTTTTGCCACGATTACTGTGGTGTAGAAATCACCTGAATAGAGAGGAATGAGTTAGGGTGTCCGATCTGAAAGGATCGGACACCTTTTTATCAATCTGTTTAACGGTGTTAAACAAAAACAGGAGAAAAAACAAATGGGCAAAAAATTAGCAAAAAAGAAAAACCTCTCTAACCAGAGGAAGGTCGTCGTAAGGAATGAAGATGGAGAACCTGTCGAGATACCGCTAGGCTCTGTTGTTGACTACGCTGAGCCTATTAAGGACGACAAGCTCGGCGTGGTCCCGGAGTTCGTGAACATCAGCAGCAAGATTCAGTTGCTGTGCGTGCCACACAACACGGACGGGACACTCATCGTCTCAAAGTACGGTATCGTCAGGGGCACTCAGTGGCGCATGTTCTCTTTGCCCAACAAGAAGGTCTGGGGTGACTTCCCTCCATTCATCGAGCGGGAGCTTCTGAAGAACAATAAGTACGACGAGAAATACCTTCTGTCCGAGGAGCAGATGTTGGAGGAGTTGGACAGGCTGGTCCGTATCAAGGCCATTAGGGAACTTCTTAAAAGTGCTGTCATAACTCAACCTGAGTTCCAGGACGATGTTGGCCCTAATGGGATGATGGTGATCTATCGCGAGAATGAGAGTCGTTCTGTGATAAATGATTTTGCCCTTCGCAAGATCATGGACCTGGAGGACGAGGCCCGCAAGAAGCGAGAGGACGCGGGGATATTCGAGGAGTCAAATTTGTAAACTGTGGGGAGAACGGAAGGTGACGTGGTGGAAGTTCTTGTGCAACTGAAAGACTACCTGGCAGACAGGCCCGAGACAGCATTCCTTGCATTGACACTTGTGGCTCTGTTCTACATGTTCAGAAAATACGACAAGGCACGGGAAGCCCACCTCGTCACACTTTCATCAATCGCTCCCTTGGCTGATAAGCTGTGTTACATCATTTCCAAGGTCAAGAAGAAGACTGATAACGGTGGTGAGTGATGAGCATGTTCGCTTGGCTGAAAAAATTGTTCAGCAGCAATGGGAATGATGTTGCCTGTGTGTCCGAGAAAAAGACATTGGAGAAGAAACACATCGACAAGCACACTGGCAAGATCCAGGCACAACTAAAAACCATAAACAATGCATTCGAGGATATGGAGCCGGACGAAATATTCAACGAATGGACAGGGGAGTAGAAAATGAAAAGATTCATTGTTTGTTTATTGATGTTGTTTACGTTGCTGGTTCCTGAATATGTTGTCGCGGCACCGTACCCAGATGGGTGCTGTGACAACTCATCTCAAGCTGCACCTGGCACCTGTTACTACATGACATGTGCTGAGAAGCGTGCAGGTTCTTCAATCACCGCTCCAGGGTATTTCAGGGTCATGGATTGGGACAGTACGTTGCGGCTTGATGTTGAGTTGCTATCAACGATTGTCACAGGGCTGGCGAACACTCATCAAGGTGCCGTCGTGATCTCGACTGGCTTCGCGTACAACGGGGTCGATTGGGACCCTGTTCTCGCGACCGCTGGCGTGCCTCACTTTGACCTGCGCGGGATAAATGGGATGACGCCGAACACTAATGGTGGGCTTATGAACACTGGTACGTTGACAATGACGCTTGCCGACGATGATCCGGCAGTCATCGACTTGGCTGCGATTGAGGTCTTGCAGACAACTATTGCTGGTGACACTACTAGTATAGATGCAGATACAACCACTATCGCGGCTGATACCACGTCGATTGACGCCGACACGACTGTAATTGCTGCTGACACCACAACGATTGCTGGTTGGACTTTGAACACGGGATTGATTGACGCGACTACACAGAGATTCACCATCGGCACAGATGACCTAGTGTCAACGCAACTTGGTTTGTTAGATTTCGTACTCACACAGGCAGATGGTCAAGCGTTTACACTCAATGGTGCTGTTACGTCTTCATTTATGTATGCGGATAACGGTGCAACTGGTGACATGCTGAAAGTCGGTGCGACCAGAGCGTTGCAGGTCGAAGAAGTAAATGCACAACCTGGTGATGACAAGGCCAATGATTGGAAGAAAACCAAGAAGCAAGCAATAGCTGTTTACACTCATGCCAAGGAAGCAGATACAGCAGTTGACGAAACTGCTGGTGGTGACGTTGGCGACGAGGTTTATCCACCGACCGAAGTAATTGGCTATCCGAATTGGTGCGTTGTTTTCAAGAACGAGGGTGGTGGGTCTGCTGATATTTTGGATGATGCCGCTGTTTTAGTCAGTCCATCCAATGCTGCTGGTGAATGGGAGAACTTGACTTTTACAGCTTGTGACACACTTGCAAGTGGTGCCGGTACTTGTAGCTATTGTTGTTCGAATTGTGCTCATCGGTACGTGAAGGCAGAGGCGCTTTGCGGTGCCGGTGATGACACGACTGTCACCGTTTGGATTACGGGCAATGTAAACTAGGGGGCAGTAATGAAAAAGTTTCTATTAGCTGCAATTATTTTTTGCAGTTTGTTCTTGATAGGTTCTTCGAGTCAGCGAGGCAAGCTGATTTACTCGATGCCGTACGAGACTCAGGGACAGAAAAACTGGTTCGCGACAAAGGCAGGGACCGGTGATTGTACTTCGTGGGACAATGCCTGTACGTTCAGGGCCGCGCTCGATAAGTGCACAACTGATTTGCAGGATAATATTTGGTTGTCACCAGAAGATCACGATACAGATAATGGATTGGATGCAACCGGAACAACTATCAGTGAATACAATATTCACATCTACGGATCTGGTGGGGAAAACGAATTAGGTACTCGCATATACAATACTGCCGGTGCAGTTACTCATGTTCTCCAAATTTCAGGTCACAGAATAGCTTTTTCTAATATCCGATTTAATCAAATGGCTCAAGCAGATGTAGATATGACACTGATTAGTGTTACAGGTAATAGAATTACATTCAATGATTGCCAATTCAGATCTGCTACTGGTGCAGTCGCAGACATAGGTTTACTTTTTGGAAACACCAGTCGTTATCATACGATAAATAATGTAAGGTTCGATGATTTTCAAACTGTTGCGTTCAGAACAAATGATGTTAATAATTCTGAATTTAAAAGGATGAAATTTTATCGAAATGAAATTGCAATAGATATTACGCATGGTGACGATGACACTTTGGAATTCTGTAATACATTATTTGAGCATAATACATCTGCAATTGAAATTGCAGCAGGTGCAGATCAGGTAACATTTATTAGTCCTATTTTTATACATAATACAACAAATATTACTGATGGTGGAACATATGATGGGTTGCATCTAATGAATCCAGTGTCAGCACATGCATCTGTTGCAATATTACCTGCTGATGCTGGTATAACAGTTACGGGCGCAGCCGGGGCATGGGCACAGGGAGATCTTACCCAGATAATTGCAGCAGATGTGATAACGACACCATTTTTTGTTTTGGGTATTAATGTACAGTCTTCGACAGCAGCTAATACATACAAACTCGAATTATTTTACGGTGAAGCCACTGAAGATGAATCATTAGGAATTTTCGAATTTACGGATTCAGATAAGAAAACAACTCCACCACCACTAGATATTCGACAAATGCCAATTCCACCAAATAGTTATATCGGAGCAAAAATTGCTTCTAGTTCTGGTGGTGCAGATAATGCAGTAATAACTATTTCGTATCTGGCACTATAAGGGGCAACGATGAAAAAGTTATTCTTTATTTTGATTGTACTGTTGTTAACGGTTTTTTTGTTGGGCCAAGGCGCATCGGATGAGGTGCGCCAGGCTAATAAAGTTGCTCGCGCAGCAAACGGAAAACTGGTTCGCATAGTCGGTGGGCCTGAACCGGCCGAGAATGTTGCGGTCAGTACTTCGGTACTTGGTGACGTGGTGGAAGTTGCCAATCCTGGTAATGGATTGTGTCATGTAATTTTAGATGCGCGACCGATTGCGAAATCGATCATATTTGACGACGGCATGGAATACGTTGGCAACGTGCCGAATATTCCTGAATTGAAAAATGCGTTCGGGAAAGCAAGTTGGCCGGTAATGATTCCTGGTTCGTGTAATGGTGTGGGCGCGTGTATGTGGTCTGCACTGTTTAGGGGTGCTGCGTGTTTGGCAATTGCGGAAACCGATTATTACGTTGGAAGTACGATGCACGAATTTCTAGCTTTGCCGCGTGGACAGCAAAGACGGTTCTTGCGCGTGCGTGGGACATGTACTGAGAACGATTTAGAGCGCTCCTGTAGCGTTCCGATTGGTGATCCAAGGGCAAACGTAGGGTCGCCGGTTACAGTCCCGCACGGCTGGAGTGGCAGAATCGATTTGAATTATGTCAAGGCGCAGAACGGTAAGCCGAATCCGAGACATCCGAAAAAGGCTAAGAAGGTGGAGATCAAGTAATGAAAAAAATTATTTTCATTCTAGCTTTTCTTTTCTGCTTGCCGTGTATGGCGGGCGGGCTGAACGCTTCGTTCGGTGGTAGTCGATATACTGGCGGGACGAAAAATTCGACTGTTTTCGAATCGTGGGGAGATGTTACCGGGGCAAATGTATTAATTGATCACTCAGGATCTAATCTCCTGACTTATACAGAAGCGTTTGACGACGCGGCATGGACAAAAACGAACGTAACAGTAACCGCCGATCAAGTACGCGGCCCTGGGAGCTTGATGAATAATGCGGATCTATTAACACCTACCGCAGCAGATTCTTATGTTTACCAAGATGCAACTGCTGTCGTTGGTACGCAATACACTTGCTCGTTTTATTTGAGATCGGTTACTGGAAATGCGAACCTTTCGATTCATGCTTATGATCAAGCCCATGGAACAATTTTAGGAACTAAAGAAATATTAATTACTCCATATTGGCAGAGGTTTTATGTGTCGGGAATTTTAGTAGCTGGCGATACGGATGTTGGTTGTACGATTGGTGGAAATACGACCTGGAGTACTGGTGAAAATATTTATGGAGTAAGAGCGCAAACAGCGGAAAATAATGAATGGAATACCAATCTTGGAATTTATCATCCAAGACTGGCGGGAACGAATAAACCATTATTGGATCTTGCCGACAATAACGATCCGACAAGTGCTTACACGGATTTGCAAAGTTCAGATGGCAATCGATTACCGGCAAGAGAATTTGTGTCAGCGTCTACCCAGGATTATCGATTAGCACACCACGATTCAATGGATGTGTTTGATGAGGACCACACGTTAACGATGTATGTGAATCAGGATATTGCTGCTCTAGGGTTTGATCGTATATTTTCACATGCTACAGCTTCAAGTGGTATGGATATATATTCGCAAAATCTTACAAATTGGCGAGCAAGGTATCGTGGAGCAGGATCGACTTCTGTAAATATTGATTGTCCGATTATAACAACCAACACTAATTTATATGGGATAATTCAACTTGTAAGACAAAATAATATAGTTATCTGTTATTTAAATGGAGTTGCCGGAACTCCCATAGATGTATCTGGATTTGGTGTTGATGGTGATGCGACTCTGTACATAGGAAGTGAGGGTGGAAATTATTTTGACGGTAAGATCGGCTATGCTCGCCTCGATGCCGAAGCACTCTCAACCGACGACTTGGCCGCAGACCGCGAAAGGATTTTAGGGATTGCTACGAACTGGAGTCGAGATAACCAGTGGAGCTTTGAAAGGTCAACGGTCGCCACGAAGCAGTTTTCAGCCGGTGGCGCGAATGCTTTGACGCCTACACTAGTTCAAGTACCGGCGAATGTTGCGAGGGTTGCAGGTAAAGGATCGGGAGTTTTAATTGAATCGCAGAGTCAGAATGTATTTTTACAATCTAATAATTTTCCTGTCACATGGACACAATTAAGATTAACATCTATTACTAATAATGGAATGCAATCTCTTAATGGAAATATGGAAGGTGATGGACTTGTAGCAGATGTTCTAAATGCTAATCATGGTGTTTATCAACTTCCCACATTAACTGCAACAACGTATACTTGGAGCGTTTTTGCAAAGGCAGGAGATCATGATTGGTTATTCTTATTAAATAATACTGCACCAAACCCTCAAGCGTATTTTAATTTAGCAACCTGTACTGCTGGTAGTATTGCTGGTGGTTCATTATATTCTCATGCAGAACCATACCCCGATGGTTGGTGCAGATGTTCAGTAACTTTTACAGGAACAGCAGTTGCTCATAGTTTGTTTTATATTACCGCTATATCGGATGGTGTAACCGCTTTTATTGGCGATACTGTAACTGTTAATACGTGGTTATGGGAAGCTCAAATAGAACCATCACCATTTCCAACTAGCCCAATTTCTACTACAAATGCAGCAGTCACCAGGACGGCTGATGATTTAACGATTGATCCCCATCCCGCGAACACTAACGAGCGAATCCTGCCAGAACTATTTGCGCCTGGGACACCAGCGGATAAGTTGAGCGTTTACTTTGAAGCAAAATGTGAATGGTCGGGTAGTGTTGATATTGGTGAACATAGATATTTGATGACGATAAGTGGCAATGGTGGAACAGCAGCATGGAATCGTAATAGATTTTGGATTTATACAACATCTGCTGGTATTGTAAGTACAAGACTTTATGACAATGGCAATACTCAACGATATATGGATTCAGCGGTTGATCCTATAGATTTTGATGAATGGTTTTCTATTAGAATGTTATTCGATTTTACAGATTTGAGTAGATCGATGCAATGGATAAATGAAGTTGAAAATATTACAGGTGGTGTGAATAATATGACTGGTACTGCTACATTTAATACTAGTGATGTATCAATAAGAATAGAACAAGCATATAATGGACTTATAAACGGCAACTGCCACATCCGAACGCTCAGAATAAACAACAAAGAAATTCTCGCACCATAAGGGGAAAGTCTTGAAAAAAATAATCACAATCCTATTTGCAATTTTCCTTGCGACAACTGCAACCGCTCAACAGGAGTACGGACAAGCAAATTTTAGTAGATCGGACGCATGGACAAAAGATGGACTGAAAGCCCATTGGTTATTAACTCCTGGTACTCGCGGTGATGCAACACAAGGAACGGGGGACTTTGAAAATTGGACTTCGGGCGGATCTTGTTTTACTTGTCCTGATGCTTGGAATTGTGCTTGTACGGGCACGACCACTCTAGCGGCTGAAACAACCCATATCTACAAGACCAATACCTCCATAACATCGGCTGGTGCTACGGGAGCATCTTCAATTTATTTCGAAAAAACTTTTGAAGCGAATAAATGTTATCAGCTTTCTCTGAAATATCGGGGTGGAACTGGAGGGGTAGAGGATTTCCAGATTCGGATCGTGGATGCGGGAAATACTGATTATTATAATTTTGCTACAGATACATGGCAAGCTGGTGCTACACAACAAGCGTATGTGAATATACCTGTTGCGTGGACAGCTACTAGTTTGTTTGTCAGGACTGGCGCAGCGGTAAAAACTGATTATCGTATTTATATTACCACGACTTCTACACATACATTCTACTTTGATGATTTTCAATTGCAAGAATTATTTACTTGCGATGTTTTATCACCAATAGGTGCTAATAATCTTTCTGTTCCTGTCGGTAGTGATCCTTTATGGAATAAATCTTCAGAATCATTAATTAGGCCAGGAGCAAGTACAGGACCGGCTGGTTCTTATGGAATGTTGCTCGATGGGACTGATGATTACGTAGAATGTGCCGATGGCGATTGCGAGATGGACCCGGTGAATTGGGAAAGTGGTGGGTTGTTTAGTTTTGCTTGCCGGTTGATGACTGATACGGTTGCGGCTGGAACTGATTATATAATTACTAAATGGAATAGTGGTGGTAATCAAAGAAGTTGGATTATGGGTAGGGATACTGCTAATTTATTTTTCTTTATTTCAGATGATGGAATAAATACTGATAGTAATGGTATTGCGATGTTTACAGAAAATACATTACAATCTTTTGTATCTACTTTTGATCCGTCTGGTGGTTCTGGTGCTTGCATTAATAATTTGTATTATAATGCTTATCAGTTAATTACAGATGCTACAATGACCGAATGTATTCCGTTTAATACTACTGCTGCTTTTCAAATTGGAGCATTGTCAGGGGCATCTACCTGGTCTGGTGGACTTTTTGAATGCACCCTATGGGACGGAGTACTTTCTGCAATCGATGCCAACAAATATATCTCCCCATATTTCCCTGGAAATAATAACGGAGATGGTTTCTTCGTGGATACTTGTGGACAGGTTGCTTCGCACAGTACTTGCAGCACCCAAAAATGTCGCGATGGTACACCCAATGAGTGCCAAGCCGAAGGAACCGGGGTCATTGCGAATTTTGGTGCGTACACCGAAGTTATTGACAACAATAGTTACGAAACTCGCACTGGCACTGATGACGATCCAGCGTTTACCGGCTGGACCGAAATTGCCAACGTTGGCGATGGTGGTCGTGCAGACCTGACAGCATATCGCGCCGATACCAAGCACGGTGATATTTCTATGCGAATGAACGTCAAGGGTGGCGATACTGCCGTAGCATACATATCGATGACTTCGCCTTGTCATAATATTGCGCCGGGTTCAACAGTCTACGCGGAGATCGCAGCAAAGGCACTTGAAGGTGATACCAGCATTAGGATTTGGGTTCTCGAATACGTGGGTGCTAACTGTGTGGGCGCGGGTCCGGGAACTTGGGTTGTCAATGATGTTGAAGCAAGTAGCGAATGGAAAGTTTACGGTGGGCCAGCGACGTTGACCGGTTCGGCTGCAAGCGTATCGGTAGAAATCTTGGCTCGCTTGGACCCAGGTGAGGCGGGTAGTTTGCTGGTTGATACCGCGAGTCTGAAAGTAGCGGATTATCACACGCCATGGGCGCACAATCCAAGCGGGGATGTGACGACGACTTACAATTTGAGAGATTATCGATTACACAATCCATTGAGCGATTATGTTGAGTCGGAAGATGGATATGCATATGAGTCTGGATTTTGTGCGAGTACTTGGGTTTATACTGATTGGGATGGTGATGACGGAGTAGTACATTTTATGGTTCAAGTTCCTGATACTGGTGGAACTAACAATATTATTCAGTTAAGAAAACGTGGAGATGATGACATATATTTTTATGTTTACGATGGTGCTGGTGCAGCACGAACACGATCTTTATCAGTAACATCTGTAAATTGGACTGGTGGAAATTGGAAATATGCAGAAGCGTGTTCAGATAATACTGGTACGATGGTCGCGCATCATTACAATGTTGAAAACGAGACTTGGTATGCTTGGACTGATGAAGGTAACGTTGGTACTGGAGTTCAAGATGATCAATCTGATGAATTTCATATTGGACATGCGGGTGGTATCACCTTCCTTGATGGCTACCAGAACCACGTTTTTATTTCTCCATATTCAGATATTTATCCTATGAAAGGTTTTAATTCTGGAAGACCACCAGTTAATGATGGGAGTCCGTATTGAAACACGATCAACGAAAATATAAATGTTCTGTTAATGGTTGTGCTAATTGGGGCTATGCTAAAGGGTTATGCCATAAACATTACGAACGTAATAGAAAGTTTGGAACACCAACGCCAACAAAAGAAGATGGTTTTAATGAACGACCGATTATTACCACCACTAGAAAAGAAAGACGAGAACAAAAAGCAAAGCAAAGAAGATTAAATCTTAAATTGAGATCAATTGCATATAAGGGCGGAGCATGTATTTTATGTGGTTATAATCGTTGTTCTAAAGCATTAGATTTTCACCATGTAGACCCTTCGCAAAAAGAATTCAACCTTAGTGGTGCATATGACAAGTATAAAAAAACTTGGAAAGAATTAATGGTTGAGTTGGACAAATGTGTTCTTCTTTGTAGTAATTGTCATAAAGAATTAGAGGCAGGATTTTTTGAAGACGATTTTGTTAATACAGTTGCCCGTCCACCAAAATCGTGCGCCCTCATTAAAGTATGTTCAATTACGGGATGTGAAAATGAGGTTATGGCAAAAGGTCTTTGTACAAACCATTACCAAAGAAAACTGAGTGGAAAATCTGTTGAATATATACATATAAACAAAGGAAAAGTTTGTTCTGTAGAAAACTGCAATGTTGAAGCACATACTAAAGGGATGTGTCGAATTCATTATAGACGGATGAAAGCACATGGAACAATTGAAGAACCGATTACGGGGCGGTGGGTAAATAGGAAACCGCCTTGCAACGACGGAAAGCAGCCGTACTAGTTTTGTTTAACAGTGTTAAACATTTTGAGAGGTAAACCATGGCAGTCACACTTTCAAGTCTTGCAGCGGAAGTCAGGGAGATGGCGGCAGACCCGGACATCACGGAGCTTCCTGATTCAAAGATCGAGAACATCCTGGACAAGAGGGTACTGAGGTGGATAAACCGTCGCCGTCCTGGCAAGGCTATAAGCTACTTCGAGACAGTGGCCGCACAGCAGGACTACGACGAGAAGCCGTCCAATGCTTACCGCGTCACGCAGGTCTGGTGGATGGACGCCAACTTCGAGTTTTTCAGCCCTTCCATGAGGTACGTCCCGAGCGATCAGGATATGACGTTGCAGATGAGCGGGTTCAATGTGCTCGATAACCCGGCGCTGGTGGAGGCGTTCTTCAAGAAAGTGGACGCCTATAAGAACAACTTCAAGGGCCATGGCGAGGAGAACGAGGCGGGCCTCATCAGGTTAGTCCCCTATCCTGCCAGCACAGGCGACAAGGTTTACTACGAGTACTCATATCCCATTTGGAGTGCCGTCAAGGACGTGAGCGAGGTGTTCCTTGAGGGTGTGAGGTTCAAGGCTACCGAGCTGGTTTACGATGTTTTGGCAGCAAAGAGGGGAAGGGTCCGTTCTGGCCGGACGTTCACAGGAGGTGGTGGTGCTAACGAAAAAGAATTGGCAATCAAGTACGGTAAAGAGGCTAATCGCGAGGTCCCAGTTTCCTCGGCGGTGTTCTCCAGAGGATAGTCATGAACTACAAGATGAAGGTTGAGCTTACGTCACCGGACGGCCAGGTGATTGTGACGGACAAGGTGACTCCGGTAGTCGGTAGGTGTCAGCGAATAAAGAGGGATATGGATGTAGTCAAGGAGTGGTGGGAAGGGAAGTCCATTGACCTTATAGTAGTGGCAGATGGAGAACTGCATCATTTCCAGAGGTGCATTTCAGTCCTTGCCGAACGCACTTCCGAGTGGTGCAACTGCAAAATGATAGTTGTCAATGATTACGACTTCAATTCTGACTTTATGCAAAGAATGATATTCGAATCCTCGTTCATCAGCATGTTGGTTCATTACGTTGACATCAGCAGCCTGAAGGCAGTCGATAACACGATCAAGGAAAATACCTGGGGTAATTGGATAGTAATCGTTGACCAGAATGTTGTTGTCACTGAGGGTTGGCTTGATAGGATAATCGCCACGATACACGCGAATAGGAACGCTGCAATGGTAGTTCCTTGGAGCAGCAAGCGGATACCGCCTGAGATGGGTGGTAACTATGTCGAGACAGCAGAGCGAATATCTAGGACAGTCAGCATCGCGAATCATATGGTTGCGTTGCCGGGCCTGTTTTGCCTGGCTATAGAGCGAGAAGCTTTCGAGGAAGCTGGTGGGTTTCTAGACGAGTCGGTTGCCAACTTGTACATGAGGATGAGTAGGAACGGTAGGATCGCTATTCGGGCTGACGACTGTTACGTAAAGGACAGCACCAAGGGCGTTTCCGAGGTGGGTAAGTGGTTGTTGGACCCTGTTGATTACATGAAGTTCATCAACGAGTGGGGTAAGGATTCATACGATGCATATGAGATAAGGGCTGGCCGGGATATGGCTGATGAAACGGTTGTCATGATGATGAAGGAAAAGACGGACAGAAAAAAAGTTGTGTTCGTCATGCGTGAGGCACCGATCTGCGGGATGGTACTCGCGATAGTCCACATTTGCAATGAGTTGATAGAACTTGGGTGGGATGCTTCCTTCGCTTGCACGAAGCTTGAGAATGCTCACAAGAAACTCATGCCCATGAGGTTTACTCCATACGTGTTCCGCGACGACGTGGAGATGATAGACACTTTGCAGAAATTGTCAGACGCCAATATCATTGCAACGATTTGGTCCACGGCAAAGACTGTCAAGAAGATATGCGACAACAAAAACAATCTTGTTCCTGCCTACTTTGTGCAGGACGACGAGCGGAAGTTTCGTCACAGTAGCGGTGAGCTTTACGCCAAGCCAAAGGACGTGGAGGCAACTTATGGAATGTTCAAGAATGTCGTCGTCAATTCGGATTGGGTACTGGAGGAGATGCAGAAGCTTGGATATGCCGGTGAGAAGATTGGCATTGGGGTTGACACCCTCATGTTCCACCCTGAGGAAAAGTCAAATGGTAGAGTTCGTATTATGGCACATTGCAGACCTTCAACCCCGAGAAGAGGTTGGTCGTTTATTGCTGCGGTTATAAACCAGGTATTCAAGAACGGGAACGTGGAGTTCGTTACATACGACGAGGAACCGGAGGGACTGTACGTTCGCAATCACAGGCACCTGGGGAAAATTAGCCCCGAGCAGCTTGCAATGGAAATGAACCATACGCACATCTTCCTCGAGGGGAGCGAGCGCCAGGGGTGGGGGATGCAAGCCCTTGAAGCCATGGCCAGTGGTTGTGCGCTCGTGTGTACGGACAACTACGGAATCCATAACTTCGGAACGGATGGCTACGATTGCGTGATAGTTCCATATGCTGACGTTGAAAACACTGTAAGGGTAATCAACAGGCTGGTAGGTGACGTGAAGGAAAGGGAAGCTCTGGCGAAGTCTGCGAGGGAAACGGCGGAGCATTTCAACTGGCCGGTCATAGGAAGTGCATGGGATAGGTTCTTGAAAAACACAAGGTGAAGATATGATAACAAAAAAGACATTTTGCAAAGAGAAGTTCTTTACCGAGAAGAGACTTACCAACTGTCCTTTTTACATAATGAAGACCCATACGGATATGGCTTGCAGTCTTTCTGACAAGATCGTTATTTGCAATTACGAGATCGACCACAAGTTTCCAGAAGATTGTCCGATGAGGAATGATTCCGTAACTCAGATATTTTTCATAGAATAGAGAATAAAATGTCCAGACCATCAATTTGTTTTTTGAATCCACCTCATCCATATCTTATTCAGCCGAAGGCACAGGCCCCACTCGGGATGCTTTACGTTGCGGCTTCTGTGAGAAAAGCTGGATTCGATGTTAAGTTCGTTGACCTGAGTGACAAGCAGTATGGAGATGATTTCAATCTGCCAGAAGCAGACATTTATGGAATCACCGGGACAATACTTGATGTAAAGTCAATACATGTAGTGGCAAGGCAGATCAAGAAGAACAACAAGTGGAGCAAGATAATTGTCGGTGGTCCTGTATCACTCAGTCCGGCGCACCTCGATGCAGAATTGGTTGATTCCATTTTGATTGGGGAAGGTGAGATTGAGATATTCAATGTGCTGGAAGACTATCCCAGATTGAAGTCGTTCTACAAAGCAGACAGGATAACAGACCTCGACTCGCTTGAGTTTCCCGCTCGTGATCTGTTAGGTACTCATCTTGGGGGCAATGTCTTTGCCCGTTATCAGAAGTACTATGAGGGAGGGAGCACGGTCATATCCATGAGCAGGGGTTGCCCGTTTGATTGTACATTTTGTGCGTCACCGAGGATATGGGGAAGGAGGATTATTCACAGGAGCGCGGAGAGTGTGGCTGCGGAAATAGATGAGGTCGCTGAAAGGTATGGTGTCAGACAGCTCAGGTTTAGCGACGACAACATGACGTGCGACAGGGATAAACTTGAGAGTCTTTGCAGGCACCTCCTGGGAAAGAAGATTGCTTGGCGTGCGAGCATACGTGTACGCCCGAACGATGTTGACATGTTCAAGATGATGAAGAACGCCGGATGTGTCGAGGTGTGTTTCGGAATAGAGAGTGGTGATCCGAATGTTCTCCATACTTTGCACAAGAAGGCGACTGTCAAAGAAAACAGGATCGCAATAATGAACGCCAAGGAGGCAGGACTTGTCGTTCGAATATTGTTCATGATAGGTACTCCTGGTGAGACAGTTAAAACGGTTGACAGGAACATAGAGTTCTTGAACAGTGTTGACAAACATTACGACACCATTGCCATCACGAACTTTACCCCGTTGCCAGGGACGGCGGTAGCAGACGATCCTGGCAGCAATGATTGCGAGATTCTTTGCTACGATGTAGACAAGTACAATCTTTGTTTATACGGCCCTGATGGTAAGCACAACGAGTGGGAGAATCATATTCGACCGTTTGGTCTTACGTTGGAGCAGTTGACCGAGAACAAGAAGCGAATGGTGAAGTTCATAATGGAAACAGGGAGAAGTAACAATGGCTAGGCTGAAGATTCTGGTTTTCCATCCGAAGGAGTGGGTGGGAAGCAGCAACGAGAACGTGGAGGTCAGGCATGTGTCGATTGGTGGCAGCATTCCAAGGAGGCTCAACGGGACACCTTCGGAGGATGGTATAGGTGAGGTTGCAGACTCCGAGGGGATACGCAACTTCATGGACGCGGTTGAGCAGTTCCGACCGGACATTTTTCTTTTTGGGATACACTTCCAGTTCATGCCTTCATACGTTGCCAGAGCAAGGGCAATGTGTCCTGAGATGAAGGTAGTTATGCATTATACCGACCAGAGGAAGGATGTTCACGATGATGTTGGGAAGTACCTCGGTTTGATTGACTTGTTGTTGGTGACTAACCAGGACGAAGCAGACCATCAGAAGTATCGTGACTTTGGCTTTCCGAAGGTTGCCACGTTGTACGATGGGATCAATCCTAACAAGTATTATCCAATGCCTGTAGAAATCAAACACGATGTCTTCTTCGGAGGGAACAATCACTATGGATTGTACGAGAGCATAAAAAAGTCTGGTCAAAAACCACCAGAGGTTCTGAACTTTTCGAAAGGAAAGTTTCGCCATGATTTCCTGATGGAGGTGAATAGCCAGTTTGATTTGCTCGTGCGTGGTCGGTTGGGGTGGGACGAGCAGGTGTTTTATGTGAAGCCGATGAGGTTCCACCCGAGATATTTGTCTGCTATCAGGGAGGCCAAGATAGTCATAGGGACTGCTGTGGCTCCCCGTTACAAGCTCTATATGCGCAGGATGTGGAGGGGGATAGCGTCTGCCAGAATGTTGCTCATGGAATACGTGCCGGGAATGGAAGAGGACTTCGAGAACCACGAGCACATGGTCTGGTTCAGGACGATAGAAGAAGGAATTGACTTGATCAGATATTACTTGAATAACGACGACGAAAGGGAGAGAATCGCCAAGAGTGGATACCAGTTGATACTGGACAATCATACTTGCGATCACAGGCTGGATGAGTTCGAGCAAATTGTCAGGAGGGTTTTCTAATGGGCAAATCGACAGCAGTAGTCTTGCATCCAAGGGATTGGGAGAGGTACGAATCAACTTTGAAGATCGTTCATGCTTCCATAGGCGGCAAGGTTCCCAGGAAGCGGGACGGGACGGCGACGTTCGACGGCTATGCTGACGTGGTGACAGAGGAAGGCAAGCAAGATTTGTTCGACAAGATAGAGGAGTACCATCCAGAGATTTTCCTATTTTGGATGCACGTCGGAATGAACCCACAGATCATAAAGAGGGTAAAGGAGATTTCTCCGAGGACAAAGATAGTTGTTTGGCATGGGAACCATCGCTACGAGTTCCCGCACGGTGTCAGGATGTACCTCAAATACCTCAGCATGGTGCTCATCAACTCCCGTGAGCCTAGTCAGTACAAGATGTACAAGGATGGCGGTGTACCTAACGTGGCGACCTTGTGGGACGGGTTTAATCCTGACGACGTGGAGCTTGAGGACAAGGAACCTGAGTTCGATTGTATATTCGGTGGCAACTCGTATTTGGGAAGGACTAACAATCTACCGGGACAGGATTTTCCAGGTGGTCTGCTCAGATACAATTTGATTGTCGAGGCAAACAAAAGGTTCAACGTTGCTGTGCTTTCTGACGTACCAGAGGGTTGGCCATTCAAGGTGTTGCCAGCGGCATTCCACCCTAAGTACACGAACGAATTGCGAAGGGCAAAGATAACTCTGAACATTAACCATTTTCCAGGTTTTTACCAGGCGTATACGAGGCGAACCATTCGCAGCATTTTTGCCAAGCGTCTTCACCTGACACTGTATATCCCAGGCATGGAGGAGCATTTCGAGAATCATGAAAATATTGTCTGGTATCACGACTTGAACGAGGCGATGGAGTTGATTGGTTATTACCTTGAGAACGATGACGAGCGCGAGGAGATAGCTGAAAAGTCTTGGATGCACGCTTGCAAGCATTTCACATTTGAGAATAGACTTAGAGACTTTGAGAAAATTGCAAAGGTACTATTATGACAAAGCCGACAGTGGTTTTCACCAGGCCAGAGGATTGGGTTGAAGGCAATTACGAAACAGACGAGATGAAACTTGTCTACGTTCCTTTAGGTGGATCTGAACCAAAGCTAAGGAATGGTGGTCCTGCTGGAGAAGCTGTTGGGGTTTTGGCTACTCATGAGGGTGTGGATAAGCTGATTCAGGAGTTTCAAAAACACAAACCAGAAGTATTTTTTCATTGGGTTCATTACGGGGAATATGACCACAGGGTTATGAAGGAGCTTCGTAAAATTAGTCCAAAAACTTTGTTTGTTTTCGGGCAAGGCAATCAGGTTCTCCATAAGAAAATTATCGACAGATGGATAATGGAGAACAAGGAATTTGTTGACGTAGTGTTGACCAACAATTACAGTCCGAGCCAACACAAGATTATGAAAGATTATGGTGTCAAGTACACTGATATTCTATATGACGGGTTTATTCCTAGACTGCATGGTCGTCCAGAATTGCCTGTTGAGTTTGATTGTTTTTTTGGTGGTGGCAATACAGTCAAAAGTGTGGATCACAAGGGCAGATTTCCGTTGAGCAAATTTAGGTTCATGTTCATCAATGAGGTTAGCAAGAGATTTGATTTGCATGTGCGTGGAGGCGGTTGGAATGATATTGAGAGTCATTCGTACTTGTACGCATTCGATTATATCGACACTTTCCGAAAGGCAAAAATAGTTTTGGGAATAAATCATTTTGATTTTGAACGGTACTACACAAAACGAACTATTTATGGAGGTGCATCAGGCAGGATGCTGATAACGAGGTACATCCCTGAGATGGAGAAGGATTTTGAGAACCATGTAAACATGGTCTGGTTCCATTCTATTGATGAAGCTCTTGAATTAATAGAATACTATTTGAACAACGATGAAGAACGAGAAAAGATAGCCAAGCAGACAAAGGAATATTTTTTGAAGAATCATAGTTGGCAAGCAAGATTAAGGGACTTCGAAGGTGTGATGAAGCGATTGAAAGGGGTTTTCAATGAGTGGTAAACCTACAGTAGTTTTCACAAGGCTAACGGATTGGGTCAATGGAGGATATTCCAGTGATGTTTTGAATCTTGTCTATGTCCAGGTTGGTGGTGTGAATCCTAGGAAACACGATGGCAGTCCAATTGCCGATGGAATAGGTGACATGGTTACTGACGAGGGTCGGCAGGATTTATTAAAGTCTGTTAAGAAGTACGAGCCGGAAATACTTCTTCATTTTGTTCATAGAAGAATAGGAACGAATTTGATGACAGAAATAAAGAGGATTAGTCCGAAAACGTTGATAGTGGTGGCTGATGGGAACCAGCCACACGCGATTAGTGCATATGTAAAGAAACATAGAAAATATATTGATGGGGTGTTGTTGAATTCGTCCAATGCAGAAAGCTATGCCAAGTACAATGATTTGAATTATAAACCAAGAATGATTGGAAAGTTGTGTGATGGGTTTGTTCCTGTTCACCATGAATTGGGGAATGTTCCAATCGAACACGATTGCTATTTTGCGGGAAGCAATCTTTTCAAGAGAAGGGGCAGACATGAAATTGTTTGGAGATTTCCAAACAGTAAGAATAGAAATGAGTTCATTGTTGCAGCAAAGAAAAAATTTGACTTGATAGTTCATGCAAATGAAGGTAACTGGCCTTTTCCTGTCAAGAAAATTTTACAGTACCCGGAATTCTACAGGGCTTTTCACAAGGCAAAAATAAGCCTGGGAATGAACCAGTTCAATCTGACAAGATATTATACCAGGAGATTGATACACGGTGGGGCGTCGTCGTCCCTTTACATAACCGGGTATATTCCTGGCATGGAAAAGGACTTTGAGAATCATGTTAACATGGCATGGTTTCACACTATCGAGGAAGGTCTTGAGCTAATTGAATATTATTTGAACAACGACAAAGAAAGAGAGAAAGTGGCAAAACAACAACGAAAACATTTTTTGAAGCATCATTCTTGGGAAGCCAGGTTGAAGGAATTTGAAAAGTATGCAAAGAAGATTCTGAAATGAAAATTAAAAAGATGACATTTTCTCCGGTTATGGCTGTTAAAATGAATGCAATGTTTCATCAGATTTTGCAGCCGAAGTTTCACAATGTTCTGGAGGATTTGATAGAGTTTACTGGACTTGATCGTAATGAAGTGCTTTTTAGAATAATAAAGAAACTTGGCAGGGATTGGGGTGCAAGGGGTTGGTTCAATAACGAGTTCGATTGGCACGATCCGTCATCGAATCGTGAGTTGTGTTGGTTTTATGTCAGCGCTCAAAGTTATTTGTTTAGCAATGCAAGACGGCCATATTGGAATATGCTTAAGTACGTCAAAGACGGGCCTGTTTTGGATTATGGTTGTGGAATTGGACAAAATATTCTTGAACTGGCCAAAAGAGGTTTTGAAGTACGTTATCTTGAATTGGGACTTTTGCAGCAAGAGTTTTTGAAGTTCAGAATTATAAAACACCACATTACAAACGCTGTGGAATTGGATTTGTGGTCTTCAGGTTTTTTGAATACGATTGATTGTGTCAAAGGCATACAATATGGAACAATACTTTTACAACATGTCTTGGAGCATATTCCATCATACCAGAACACTCTCAGGCATCTCATTTCAAATTTGAAGGTGGGTGGAAGAATAATTGAGCACAGTCCGTTCAGGAGTTCGCCTGGGAATTCAGAGTCGCCTCAAATGCATTTGAAGGCAGAAATTACGATGAAAGAAGCGATGATCGGTATGAAAAAAATATACGGTGGGGATTCTGTCAGACGTGATGCCAATGTATGGGAAAAAATATGAAACCAACAATTTGCATTTTGCAAAAACAAACACATTTTGACAAACCTTCATTGATTGAATCTTCTTCTGTCAAGGAGAAATTTGATGTCGTGAAGGATTATTTCTATAACATTCCCAACAAAACAGATATTGTCTATACTCAAACTTATTTTGATAGAAAAATTCTGGAGATATTGGAGGAATGGCGCGGTCGTATTGTCATTCATGTGGGTGGTAACCTTTGGAATGAAAGCAAAGGTGTGGGGTTAATCAAGCAGGTCGTGGACATCATGAACCGTTCCCAGACAATAGTTGTCTGCAACGGACATGGGATATTCGACATTGTGAAAAAGAATCTCAATGACAATGCCAATGTGATGTGTCTTCCAGGTGGTTTATGGGGCACTGACAATTCTCGCTACGGAATACAGCCGGACAGATTTATCCCAAAGGATGATTACTCACTCAAGAACAAGAAGAGGCCAAGTGTGGTAATGTCCATAAACTTGACGGTTGAAAGGAAATGGGCAGGGATTTTTTTGTTCCTTTCATCTATCAAGAAAATCGTAAGAAAAATGAAAATAAAAATCACATGTGCAGGAATGATAAAATCCAATCATGATTTGGTTAAAAGTTTGTCGAACAGGTACGGTGTGAGATTTTTAGAATACACTGAAGATTGGCCTCAGATTTTGCAGGATTCTGATTTGTTTATTCACCCTAGCACGTTTGATTGCTTTCCTAGATCGGTCTGTGACGCAATGTGTACAGGACTTCCTATTGTTGCTTATAACATGCCAAGCACTAGGCACGTGAGCGACAAGTTGCATTTTGTAGACCCACTTGATCATGATTATGTGTCAGATAGTGTCGAGTGGTTTTTGTCGAACGAAGATGAGCGCAAGCAGTTGGGCGAGGTTTTGCTTGTGGAGGCTCTTGAGAAGACCGAGAAGCATCGTGGAGACTACGCAGGAATATTGGAAGATATACTTAGTTCAACTTAATAAAGAGGATAATAACATGAGATTTTTAATTTCTGGCGGTGCTGGATTCATCGGATCTAACATTGTCATGGAGCTGGTTAAGTTGGGCCATGACGTTATGGCGATTGACAATCTCATCACCGGAAGCAAAAAGAATCTCGAAGAGGTGATGGGCAAGATCGAGTTCGTTTGGGACGATCTCAGGAAAATGGACGTTTGTAAGAACATCTGTGGGGGTGTTGACTACATTTTACACCAGGCTGCTCTTGGCTCTGTCCCGAGGTCTGTCAAGGACCCGGTCCTGTCCAACGAGAACAACATAAACTCCACGTTGAATCTCCTGGTTGCCGCGAAGGACGCTGGTGTTCGCAGGTTCGTGTATGCCTCGTCGTCGGGTGTCTATGGGAATTGTGAAGGGGAGTTCAAGGTGGAGACAATGGAGAGCAAGCCGATCAATCCCTACGCGATTTCAAAGACTGCCAGCGAAGAGTATGTCAAAATATTCCATAAGTTGTACGGGATGAAGACAGTGGCGTTGAGGTACTTCAACGTATTCGGCCCGCAGCAGAATCCACACGGTGCCTATGCAGCGGTTGTCCCGGCGTTCATTTTGAATGCTTTGAATTATGAAAAATCAATTATCTATGGCGATGGTAAACAGGCCAGGGACTTCACGTTTGTTGATGATGTGGTTCAAGCAAACATTCTGGCTTGTCAGGCAGGAGAGGAAGTTGACGGACAGGCTATCAATGTTGGAGGTGGTCACACTGTTTCGGTAAACAAATTGCACGAGATGATAGGTCGTTTCACCGACTGTCCACTTGAACCAAATTATGTAGACAAAAGAAAGGGTGATGTTATGAATAGTCGTGCAGACATTGGCAAGGCAATAAAACTGCTTGGTTACAAGCCTTACTCTGAAAAAACTTTCGAGGAATGTATAGGCGAAACAGTCGAGTGGTACAGGAGCAGACATGAAGCTCAGCGTCATAGTAACTAGTTATAACAGGTGGCCGCTTTTGAAGAACGCGGTCGATTCTGTTATCAGGCAAGAGTTACATTCTTATGACAAAGGTGAAATGGAAATCATTGTTGTAGACGATTGTTCTGTGCAGAAAGGTGTTCGTGAGTATCTTGAAAGGATGCACAAGGAAGGACTGATAAGATACATTTCATCTGGACCGTATAGTGAGGAGTTTAGGAAGACACACAAGATGGTGTCAGTGTCTATAAACTTGGCACTAAATGTGGCGAAGGGAGATTATATCACCTATCTGTGTGACGATGATTTATTCGTGCCAGGTCGCTGTAGGAAAATGATGGATATTATCGATCAAGCTGTATGTGAAATGGTAGTCGGTCGTGTCAATTGGGTTACATGGGACGGGAGGAAATTCCCGCAGGAAAAAATAGGGTTCTACAATTACAAGAAACCATTTGAGGAGGGACACGAGGAGTTGGTAGAAGCACTAAAGAAGTCTGGTTCGAATTTTATCTGTCATGACACGATCATGCATTGTAAGACCAGTCGAAGATGGCCAACAAATAATATACATACTCCAGTTGACTGGAGATTTTGGTGCAAGTTAAGTAGTGATGGTTTTAGAGTAAAGACGATTGACGATGTTGTAGCCGAAGCAATTTTGCCGGAGACTTGGAGAAATGGAATAACCATGGAACAAGTTCTGGCCAACAGATCATTGGGAGGTTCTATTATGGGTGAAGTAAAACAAGCGAAGAATGTGTCGAACAAGGTGCAAGTTCTGAAGGATGACAAGGGCACTGTCGAGCCAGGCGGAAGGGTTGATGCCAGCGAAGTTACCTTGGCTAATGGAAGGTTGTGGCCAGGATTTGCCTGGGACGATTCAGTCACTGTACATGATAAGAATGTTCCATTGAAAAAGAAGGGAAAGCCAAAGAAGCAAAAGAAACCAACGGAAGTCGCTGAAAAGAAACCGGAGTTCGTTGAGGATAAAAATCCTGAACCCAAACCTGAACCTGAGAAGAACATAGTCTTGCCGAAAGAGACTGCTAAAGAAAAGGCTGTGAGGGCAAAAATTGCAGACTCAAAAAAACCAACTCCGAAACCAATTTCAAAACCGACCCCGGTTCCTGAGGTAAAACCGAAAAAGAAAACAATTCTTCGAAAAAAGACAACCAAGAGAAAACCAGCCAAGAGAAAATCGGCAACCAAGAAGAAGACCGCAAAAAGAAAGACAGTCAAGAAGAAGGCAGCCAAGAAAAAGACCGCAAAACGCAAGACTGCAAAAAAGAGGTAAATCATGGGGACAAAACTTCCAGCCTCGGTCGCGGCTGCTGATGCCGAGGGAGACAACCTTGGGACCGAGCACATACTGATAGAGAAACATGCTTGGCAGCAAGACCGGGCAATGCAGTTCAATTTGACTGCTGACATTTTGAGGTATACGAGTGTTGGTGCAGATCCTTCCACTAGGAACAAAGGCACGCAGACATTGGTTGCTGACTTGGCAGCTTTATCGTGCTCCATTGACGATTACACCAAAAACTTTGAGAGAAAGTACGGTGGAGTTGCCGAGGAAGGCGACAAGTTATTTACGTTCTACGATGTCAAGGTGGTGTCGTCAGACAGGATAGAGTTTGACGGAAACATCTGGTTCCCTGTGAACGTCTGGTTTCAAGCTGAGTCAGGAAGGTGTGAGGTCCAGGCACGTATAGGTGGCGAGGACTAGCTGCTGATTGGTTGACCTGTGTCCTGTTAATGGAGGTTTATCGTGGTTGGAATGGGCATAAAAACGAACATACCTGTACTGTTGAACAAGCTCGACAGAATGAAGAAGCTTGTTGACAAGGGCTGGCGCAAGGACATCATGAAAGTCATGAGGAGAGCTGAAAAGACAGTTCGAATGCTTACTCCTAAGTCAAAGAGAACAGGCAATCAAGAAGTGAACAAAAAGAGCAAGTCAGTAAAGAAAAGAGCAGGACATCTTGCAAGTGGATGGGCTATTCACACAATTGGCAGAGGCAAAAAAGACAGAGCGCCAATGCTAATGGTCATATACAATAAGATGACACATAAACCCTCTGGCATTCCATTGAAGAGAGCTTTAGTCAAGGTCAAGAAGACGGGTGAAGTAAAACCTTATACTGTGCTTAACATTCTTGAGTTCGGATCAAAGGCTCATGTCATAGTTCCTGTGGTTGGAAAAGCCCTAAGGTTTGTCACTGAGATTGGAACAGTTTTTACGAAGAGTGTGGCACACCCCGGCACTCGGGCATATGGGATGGTGAGGCTTACGACGATTAAGCTTAGACAGTGGATGCGAGAGTTGAACAATAAATGGCGGAGGAAATTTTTCAAATGACAGTTCCTGCAAGAAGAGATTTTGACAATCATACTTTGTCGATTTTCAAGTTCATCAAGGATAATGTCGAAACGCCATACGGTATAAAGGTCAACTATGACGACGAGACATACGATGTGAAAGGTTACAATCAGTGGATTGACGTTAGCTTTCTTTCGTTTGGAGCAGGCAGGAAGGATTCAACAGTGGTCCAGTTCGATGTGTATTCCCGTATCCGTGGGAAGATACCGGGAGGTGACGAGCAGAAGGTGGAATTATCACTCGTTGCAAACAAGCTCTATAAGGCTATGCATGTTGATTCGATCCAGGTTTATGATTACACAATTCTTGCCAGTCCAGTGCTCATAAGCGGGGCGAAGTTGATGATTCAAAACAGCAGCGGGACGTTTAGGGAACCGGAGTCCGACCAGATGATGGAAACCGACAACGACGTTGCACGAAGGAGCCTGACATACAGGCTCAGGATGGTCGAGGATGCAAGCAACGCGCCCTCGTACTACGACTAGGAGGTGCTAGGTGTACTCAGGCTTCACAAAGGAAGGTGGGGTAGACATATCGGCATACCTCGTGGGAAGTTGGAGTGAAATCATTGCTGAGGTAGGAGCGACTGATTATCAGATCGGGAATTGCCCTGAAGGGGTTCTCGAAATCAGCAAGGAATATTACCAGCATGAGGACACGAGTTTCCCGAGGAAGATCGATTTGGTCGTCCCTGTCCGCACTGGAATGAAGTTCACCGGGACCGTGGAGGAAGTTCATAACCAGAACGTGAGCTGGCTGTTGGGTCAGAGTTTGAACCCGATGCAGAATTATATTTATGTCGGAGCCAGATCGAACAGTTACTTTTTCACGTTCAGAGGTAGACGGGTTAGGATTTCCGATGGAGCAGTTATGGAGTTTTGCATGTGGAAAGCCATGGTTTCATCGTTATTCTCTTTGGGGAGTGGCGACGAGGCTCAGGGCAGTCCAGTAGAGGTTATAGGACTCGATGACACGGCAGCTGCTTATGGTGGTTCAGCCGCAGCTCCAATCGGTTACGTGTGGGTTCCAGACAAGGCGTAAACCACTAACACGAGACTCGCCCTCGGCAGTATCAGAATTATTTGACAGTCGGCCATGTGGCTGTCATTTTTTCTATCAATCTGTTTAACGGTGTTAAACAAAAACAGGAGAAAAAACAAATGGGCAATCTGAGCGAATTCAAGGATTTCATTCCAAACTCAAAAGAAGTGCTGGTAGGGACTAGCAAGATAATGGTCGTGGACGAGTTGTCCATCATCAAGAAGGACCAGATCATGCGGATTCTTCTTGAGACTCTTGACGTGGCAAGTCTCTTGAAGCCTTTCTTCGAGCTTATGGATGACTATCGTGCAAGGAAAGAGAAAGCTGTCAAAGATGCAATCAAAGCGGAAGCTGCTGGTGAACAGGATGAAGTTGATGAAGAGGTCAAGAAAGCCATAAAGGAATTTTCAAAGTCAGTCTTGACGGACTTTCTTCCGATGGCCGGTCAGATAAAGGACATCTGTTTGAAGTTTCTGTCCAACGACATGACAGCAGTTTCGTGCATAGTCCTGGACACTGAGGCAAATAGGAAGATTGCAGAATTAGAAAGTGACAAATTGGAAAAAAACAAAGAGTCTGGATTTGAATATTGTCCAGACATGTTTTCATATGTACAAAAATACCTAACTCCGAAGCAGGAACAGCAAATGTTCAAGATGTTCCTTGAGGTGAATGACTTTGCTGGTCTGGTAAAAAACTACTGGACCCTCGTGGCGGGGCAGATGAACGCGGCGAGGGAGGAAAAAAGCGCAAAGGAGAATCAACCAGTTTTACAATAATGGAGATAATAACAATAGTCGCGACCATAAGAAACACGACAGAGGAAAGGATAGTAAACGATTACACGTACCGGCAACTGATGCATGTAGGAATGACGTATCTGAAGGACAAGATGTATGTCTTGTCAATCATAGGCGATGCAATGAGAAGTGGAAAAGGCAAGACGCAGCAGTTAAGAGGTGAGCTTCCATCGTCAACCGGGAGACTTCCATCGTGGTTCAAACCGAGGACAGACAGGCCATATGAGGTGATTGATCTTGACAAGACTCCGATAAAGAAACTCAGGTTGGACATAGGCAAATATTTCGGGTAAATGTTTTGGGAGATAAAAAGTGGCGTCACAAAGAGAAGACCTTATAATAGGTTTGAAGGCCGAGCAAGGAAACATGATTTCCATGCTCGACAAGCTCTCCAAGTCTTTTCACAATCTTGAGAAAGATGTTGAAAAACTGTCGGGAGAGACTGTCAAGGCAGGGAACAAGATGGAGAAGGCTTTCAGCAAGGCTGCTGGAGGCATCAAGAGGATGGCTGGCAGGATGATAGCCATGCTCGGTGCTGGAGGCCTCATAGGTGTCATCTACAAGGCTGTCGGTGCCGCGAACAGCTTTGAGACAGCGCTGGCCGAGGTGTCTACCCTTCTTGGTAAGGACGCTCCCGCACAGATGGAGAAATATCGAAGTTCCATCATGGCGCTCGCCAAGGATTCGTCTGCCAGTGTAGACGAATTGACCTCCGCGCTCTATCAGACAATTTCAGCAGGTGTTGAGGGCAGCACGTCTGTTGCTGGAGCAATGAAACTTGTCTCGACAGCACAAAAGGCCGCTGTCGCTGGAGTATCCGATACGTTCTCTGCGGTAGACGTTCTGACTACTGCCCTCAACTCGTACAACAAGTCCACAGAGTCGGCAATGGAGTTTTCGGACAAGCTCTTTACTGCCGTCAAATTAGGAAAGATCAATTTCACTCAACTCGCACAGGGCCTCGGTGTGGTTGCGTCTGTAGCAGCAAGTTCTGGAGTGTCCTTTTCAGAATTGAATGCTTCATTGGCAGCCATGACAAAGGGTGGAGTCATGCCTGCCCGTGCGTTCACTTCTTTGAACGCAATCATAAAAGCATTTACAACAGAGAACAAAGAGCTTACGAAGGCTCTTGGTGAGTCTGCCACAACAATCCTTAGGCGTGATGGTTTGATTGGTGTCCTTGAGAAACTTAATGAAGTTACCAAAGGTGATGCCATTGAGATGCGTAAGTTGATCAAGGAACAGGAGGCGATGACTGGTATCGCTGTCTTGGCAGGGACTGGAATTGATAACATGCGTTTCGCATTGGAAGAGATGGAAAAGTCTTCTGGTGCAACCGAGACTGCATACAAGAAGATGTCCGACACGTTCGCGCAGAAAACAGCAAAATTCAAGAATCAGGTAAATGATATTTTCATCAAAATTGGAAACAAGATATTGCCGATCTTGATGGAGAAGATGGAAGGTGTTGGAAAGTGGGTTGACGAAAATCAAGAAAAGATAGTGAGTTTTCTGATTTCTGCTATTGACGCTGTTGTAGGTTTTGGTGAATGGATAATTGAGAATGGACCGGTGATTGTAACCGTTTTGACTTCAATTTTTATAACGACAAAAATAGTATCTTGGGTTGCTGCAATTGGTAAAGCATCTGCGGCTGTAAAAATATTTGGATTGTCGGCAAAAGTTGCAGCAGGATTATTCGGCTTGTTGGCATCGGCTGTTACATTTGCAGTTGCGACAAGAGGTGGTTTGCAAGAGTGGTTTAAGGATGCTGCTGCAAATAAAGAGTGGGATAATTTGGTTGATCGAATTAATACTAAACTAGCATTTCAATTTACAATATTAAATAGGATGCAACAGAAGTTCAAAGATGCTTTTGATGAAATGACTTTTGGTACATCAGAGTTTGTACCAGAGGGTGAAACTGAAGCTGAAAAGAAAGCGAAAGAAATTTTATCCAAGGAAGAGGAAAAGAAACGAAAAGCTGCTTTGAAAAAAAGATTGGCAGAACAGAAAAAAGCAGATGCAATGTTGAAAGCTTTAAGAATAGCAGACATGAGTGAGCTTCAAAAGCTCGAACAGAAGTATGCTGATGATTATATTAAATTTCAAAAAGCCAATTACAAAAATGAGAGTGACCGTGACAAAGCTTTCGCATTGTTAGACAAGAAATTTGCAAAAGACAAAGAGAAGCTTCTTGTAAAATTAAGAGATATACAAATCAAAACTGATGAAAAACATCTGAAGGAATTGCAAAAGGCTTACAAAATTGAAAAAGAAATAAAAGATTTTCAAGATAAATACTTGGAGGATCAAAAAACAAAGTCAGAAGAAGCTTATCAGAGATATAGAGATATGCGTGCCGAATGGACTGCAATGGCACAACAAAAATGGTTAGAACCAGGAATAAAAAGAAAAAAAGAGGAGGAAGAAAGTAGAATAAAAGCGCAGATAGAGTATGATGAATCACAATTTTCTGGAGTAAAAGAATTTTTCAATCAATTCACTTTTGAAGGTCTTAAAGAAAGTGTAGACAATTTTGCTACTAGTTTTTTATATAGGATACAAGATGGTCTTTTACAAATAGCTCAAACATCAGGTGAGTTATTTGTAAAACCTCTTAACCAGATTACAGACATCTTGTTAGCAGTGCTTAGTGGAGCTGGTGCAGGTCAAGTTGAGGACATGGTTGGCCAGGCTGTCACGTTTTGGGAAAATATGGTTAATAATCTTGACCCGATACTTGCATATCTTGCAGAGGAAGGTGTCCCCAGAATAATCAATGCTGCAGTGAACGCGATTCCCACAATTATTTCTGCGATCATGACGCATGTTCCTAGAATAATCGCTCAGTTGGCTGGTGCAATTCCGCTTATCATTACGGCTTTTGTAAATGGGTTGCCGGAAATTATCTCGGGTATAATCGGGATGATTCCAATGGTCATCAATGCTTTCATAGCAGGCATACCGCAGATCATTTTCGCTTTCGTAAAGCAGATTCCCATGATAGCGATGGCGCTCGCCAAGGCCGTCGTCGAGGCAGTGTTAAACATGGTTTCGTTGGGTGCGTTTGGCAAGAAAAAGGGTGGAGGTAAGGGAGGTATCCTGCCGGGTATAGGAAAGGGAAAGGGGACTGAGCAGGAACCTATTGTCACGACCGAGCAGAAGAAGGAAGAACTTGCCAAGAAGGGATTTAACATAACACACGTCGCGGCCATGAAAAGCCATTATCGGGAATCTTTGTTTGGTGGTCCAAATGAAGGTGAGTCAAATGAAGAATACAAAGAGAGACTTGCTCGCATGAAACATTATTTGGAGATGGCTGGCGAGATGCACCAGGGAGGAATGGTTAGAAGGGCTGTCAATGCAGCTAGCAGGATCGGGAGCGCGATAAAGGCTCATGCAGGAATGTTCATTGGTCCTTCCTTAGCGGCTGACGAGGTTCCTATAATTGGCAGGATCGGGGAATCCATATTGAACCCGAATGCCACGGCTGCAATAGGCGGTGAGAAGGGTGTTAATGCTTTGAACAGTGGACAAGGGGTTGGTGACACTCACTATCACATGGAATGGAGGCCACAACATGCGTTCGTCGAGGAAAGTGGTAGGGTGATTGACAGGATGCAGTCGGAACTGATTCGACAAAAGGTCGGAGGGGTGTACAAGACAATCAACAAGAATGCTGTACCGGGTTTCAAAACGAGGAAATGACATGGCTGACCATTATGGGATAAAGATACCGACTCATCATGAAGTAGCTAAAGTGTTGGAGGAGTCACATCCGGACATCGCTGAGTTTGTTTCAAGGGTCGGGACCGAGGCAAAAGACACGAACTGTTGGGGTGACATGGTATTCATCGTTCAACGGGACTTTCCGTTGATGGATGTTGCAAGTGCCTTTCGCAGGTTGGAGTTGAAGGGATGGGGTTTGTTTATTTGCAAGGTGTTCTGTCCCGTGACGGAGGAGATGGTAGACAAGTTCCGTGCCGCGAAGCATGAGGAAAAGGAAATAGAAAAGCTTCCATGGTTGCAGCGAGTGGTCAGGAGACAGACCGTGCTAGGAGGTCTTGCCGGGGCTGTCCTGAAGACCTGGATGAGAACCAGGCGCGAGTGGATGAAGGAACACAATGTGTTGAGCAATCATGATCCTGAATTCATGAACAAGATTGTCAGGTATTTAAGAGACAGTGAAAAAGGACAGGAAAAATGCGTAAAGTAATGGCTGACATAGTTGCCGAGGCTTCTCAGTTTATCGAGACACCAAATGCCGCTAGTAAGATCATGAAAATACCTGAGGCTGCTAGTGGCAACAGTGGCAGGAGTGGAATAGTACCTGTTGGCTCTCATATCAGATCAAAGCAGTCTATGGAGGTTGAAGTTGAGAAGAGTGGGACTTTCCCATCGTTCAGGAAGGATGACGGTGCTCGTTTCAAGATAAAGTTTGACGAGCTTTTGAATGATGACGGCGACGAGGTTTGTGATGATTACACTTGGACAGGTGCAGAACGAGGGACTATACCAGGTTATGTTCAACAGTTGACAGACGAAGTTGGGGAAGCTGTTTTGACCTCGCCAAGATTGTTGGAACTGGAGAAGTGGAAGAATTTAGATTCTTCAAAAGGTCTTGGAGGACTGTTGGGGGTTACCAGGGAGTCCGGTGGAGTTGTCAGTATTCTTTTCTACGTAATGTGGGAGTATAATGATTTTGGAGGTCTTGCTAGTGACGAGATGTCGTACGAGTGGGAACAATCATCTAATAGGACATTAACATCTGGCATTACAGGTGCTGCTCTAACACCTTCGTTCGACATGGTAGAGATGGAGGATGGTTCAATTGTCGTGGCATTATATAATGGCGACGGTGAAATAATGATCTATAGGTCATTCGACACAGGGACTAACTGGATGTACTTAGGAGATGCTGTTATATCAGGTTTGAATGAACGGAATTTTGTTTCGTTGAATAGGATTGGAAGTCGTTTGGTTTTGGTATATGCGAGTCATGACGGTGCTGACACGAATGTTTATTCTCGCTATTCAGATGATGGTGGTTTTACGTGGTCCGGTGCTGTAGCTGTTTATCAAGCAACGGTTGCAGCCGACTTGAACTACACTGACATGGTAATGGGACAAGATGGAGTTCTTTACTTGATGGTAGTAAGCGCGGGAACAATTTGGACGGTAGTAACTTTGGACGGTGTGAATTGGGACACTCCTTCGAATTCTGCGGAAGCTCTAACCGGGAACATGTCATTTTTCCAAAAACCAAACGGTCGATGGGAGATGTACTATGTGAAGGATGACGATGGATACATGATACCTTCTCATGGAGTTCGTGAGGCTTCCGACAATCCAAGAGGTGGCTATTCCCCGGCAGCAAATAGTGCCTGGTTGTGCAGGAATGCTGGCGACACTGATGGGATGGATTCAGATGAGGTTGCCGCCAGGACATTTTTGAATGGTGGTTATACTGATGTTGCTGTTATCTGGCACGATGACCATTCTGGAACAGATTTTTATTCGTTGCAAGTAATCAGGACCTCAATGTGGTCAGGCTTGCAAGTTGAGTTTGATAATGAGTATGAATTTGGAGCGTGTTGGTTCCCGCACGGATATCCTTCAACGAATGATGGTCATCCCAATATGAACTTTTGGAGTGAGGCACAAGGTGGTGATGGTGCGTGTGACCTAGAGGTAGGTGGAAACTTTAGGCATTTGGAGATTA